TTCGCTTCCAGACACGCGGTATCTCCTCTAGCGAACTCACATGGCAGTCCAACTTCGCCTCAAATGCGACAACCCCTTCCACCGCCCTACAGACATTTGGTAATATGACGACAACACCTGTATGCGATATTAATGATATTGACATGCAGCGCTGGATCAACTTCACATGTGTTGTCAGCGGTCGTGTACTTGATGTATACTACGACGGTAAGCTCAACCGTTCTTGCGTACTTCCGGGTCCTGTTGTTGGCTCACCATCAGGCAGTGGTAACCAGTATGTCAATACATCCATTGCGGGCGGTTTCAATGGCTTCCTCAACGGCGTATTCTTCTCTGGCGCAGCACTTACCCCGGACCGCATCTATGGTCTCTACCAGGCGGGTCCTCAGGGTACTACAAGCGTTGTACGCGCCCTTTTTAATATGATAGGCATCAAACTCAGTTACAACGGCGGCGGAAACTGGTCGCAGTACCTGTAAACCAATATTTATCAATTCTCCATTTATAAAACCAATTATAAATAGAGGAAATGGAATCTGTGTCCGGATTTTTATCAGGTGACGGCTTAATTCCCCAACTTGCTATCGTTATTCTTACGATGATTGGATTACAGGTGGTAATGGGGATGGTCGAACAAGTCAATGCGTTTCTAACAAAGTTGGATCGTCAGGCGGTTGTTCTCTTTGACAATAGTACAGCTACATCGGTAAGCATCCCGCAGGGATTGAATACCGGTTTCCCAATCCTATACAACAGTCGTGATGAGCAGCAGGGCTCTGCCTTCTCATACTCTATGTTCATTTTCATCCACCCCGATACATTTGAACAGCAGGGCTCAACCACGGACTCTTGTGGAAATACTTCTGGACCCGGCTCGGCAAAGGGCAATGCTCCTGTCAAACTCAAGCATATCTTCCACAAGGGCAGTGATGTCGGTTTCCCGAATCTCGCCCCCGCCGTCTTTGTTGAGAGTGCTGCCAACAATCTCCGCATCTATATGAATACAATCAACAGCTGGGATAACTATGTAACAGTATCAAATGTACCTGTCGGCAAGTGGTTCCACCTTGTCATCCTGCTCAAGGGAACCAACCTAGACGTCTATGTCAATGGTAACATTTCCGTCCGTATGAAGTTGACAACCGTTCCCCGCCTCAACTCTGGCGGCATCTATGTAATGAAAAATATGTACTTCCCAGACCAGACCGGCTACGACCCTACACTCTTCTCTGACTACACAGTTGTAGGACCCATGAAGGGAATGGTGTCTCGCCTCAAGTACTTTGCCTATGCCCTCAACTACTCGCATATTGATGCCCTCTACCGTGAGCGCGCGAACGTTCAGACGGTTGTGGCGCCATCAACGGACCCCAATGCCAACCAGCCCCCCTACTTCTGGGACGACTGGTGGGTCAATAAGTACTAAACCCCGTGGTTTAGAGTTTTTATATGAATTCGTATAGCGAACTCGTATAAAAATTGTGCGAGGGCTTAAAGACCCCAGGGGTCTTAAAGACCTTTTAGCGAGCAAACTTGAGACCACCCAAACCGCTGCTAATCTCTAAGAAATTCAGCGTCTCCACAAACGTATAGAGATTGTATGTATAACCGGCAAGATAGGGGATTGGCGCAACATCTACATCCATCTCCAAACGGTCAATGCGACTTGTATTGAGTGTACCCGTTGGCTGCTGGACCGACGATCCATTCAATGAAAAACTATACGCATTCACCGGCCACATCTCATACTGAGTCGCCTCTCCCAACGCTTGAACTGCTGTAGAACCACCATTCATATAACGGAATGGTACATACTTCTTGAAGTAATCGTTATCCTGGCTATCAAACAAAGCATTACCGTTGGCAGTAATAAATACGTTGAGCAAAATATCCCGCTGAATACCCGCAAGATTAATACCTGATCGTCCAATCGGCGCATTAATAGCACCTGGATAGGGAGTAGGGGAGAAATATGGTAAAATACTCAGAGAAGAGGCGTTTGTACATACCGAATTGGGGTATGCCCAATAGGGTGTCGGCGTCACAAATGGACGATTTGCGCCTAGGGTGTACATCCAATTTGTCAAATTGATATTCTGATTACGATATTGGAGAGCGTCATTACGACGGGCAAAATACACTAATCGCGTTGCGACATTATGTACATCCAGTCTATACGTATTTCTAGTTGTTATACCATAAAACGTGAACCATTGAACTTGACGGACATTGTAGCGGAGAGTCCTACTTGTAAACATTAGACGGACATCATCTTGTAGAAACGTATACGTCGCCTCTAGAGTTGCGTTGAGCGGCCAACCATCTAACAACGGTACGGCGCCACTGATATCCGTCAGGAAATACTTCATAGACCCGCTTAAATCGGTACTTCCGCCATATAAATCTGTCATACTGAGCGGAATATTTCCATAGTACTTTTGATTCCAAATCTGTGTATATAAATCGGTTGAGGTACCATTTGATAAATAGTTGGGACTCAAGGTCTGAACTCCAGGACGTACCCTGGCTCCTGACAAATCAAGAATTGTATATAAGTCACGAATAGGGCGTAATTGAATAGTCACCTCTGAATCGTGGTACTGGAGGGCAACGAGCGGCAGCGCATTCTCTGGGAAATCGCTAAACCATAGACCCAGAGGAATACGTAGAATACGACCAGGAATGGATGCCGAATTGTTTTGTGTCGGCACCGGATTTGTCGAAGTGCCTCGCCAGCTAATAACATTTGGATATCCCTGTCCTGGCGGAACTGTCGGATCCGCATATACACCGGCGGCAGGATCAAAGCATTCTGGTACATCGCCCACCATCACCCGCCACTTAGAATATGTATCACTATCGTAATCTAGGGTAGCACGGGCGGAAATCCAATCACTATTAAACTGCTGCATAATCTGACCACCAATCGTAAACGTAATCGTATCAATCATACGAACACCGATTTGACGGACCCACGCAAATTCGTAGGCACGATCGACCGTCATTTCCTGGTTTCCATTTGCGTCTAGGATTGGATTTCCGTTTTTATCTACTGCGGGTCTCAAATATGCCTTACTAAAAATATCGGGTAACTCTAATCGCAGTACTAAATCGCTCAGAAGGTCACCTTGGCGGGGGATTTTCGCTTTGAGTAGAATCGGCGCATCGGTGAGCAGGAGATTCGGACCGTCCAACGTAATCTGAATCGGCTCCTGGGAAAAGTGCGTATAACGCTCAAACGACTTATAGAAATACGTCGTCTGTGGGTTTCCATTGAGAATAATATTCTCATTTCCATAGCAAACTAATGACAGTAAGCCGCCCGGCATATCTACTGGGGTAAGGATAATTCGTAAGCACTAAAAGACGCACACTAACTTAGAGGATTATGTCGGCGAATCTCATCGCTAGCAGCAATAATATAGGATATACTCCTACCGTTTCATCGGTAAGCATTTTAGTAGGAGTTGTGGTGGTGGGGTTGCTTTGTGTCGGGGCTGCCGTAGCATTTCATTATTATCAGTTACATGAAAGCCCCTGGTGGTCCGAACGGTCTAAAGCGAATAACGCCTTATGGGACTGGCTAGACGCATTCCGAAGTGCCCCGTCATTCGGACAGTATGGGGCTTTGAAGGAAGTGCCCAGCGGATTCCAACTTTCCGCACCAGTGCCTACAAATACTGCTACAGCACCACCCCAAGCACCTTCGCCCTCGCCGCCACCGGTCGCCTGGTGTTTCGTCGGCGAAGATCTCACCGGTCGTTATTGCGTGAAGGTGCCCTCGGCAGCCGCCTGCGACCGCACTCGTGTCTTTAATTCCCAACAAGATTGTGAACTCCAGAGCGCAAACGCCTTACCCGCCGGTGTTGTCTCGCCACACGATGGACGGAAAATGTCGCCCCTCAGTTCGGCTGTTCTAGCACCGTAATGTGCGGAGTTTAATTTAGAATTAAACATCACAAGTATAATTAGGAACTAATTATATGTTTGATGCTGCGCATTATTTATTTCAGCATATGTTTGCGAAGCTAACAGGTGATAAAGAGTTGGAAGAAGAATTAAAAGAGGAGCGTAAAGCGGAACGTAAGGCGGAGAAAGAGAAAGAGAAAGAGGCAAAGAAGGCAGAAAAAGAGAAAGAAAAAGAGGAAAAGGAAAAAATCAAATATTTGGAACATTACAGAAAAACTCATAATGGTCAAGATCCGCCGCCTCCTATTACCGATGCGGACTTAAGTGGTAATTTATGTTTTGGCTCTCCGATTCAACTCAATACCAAAAATTTTTTTAAAGGCGATGTATTTGATAATTACTATAAACACGTCGTGGAGGATTCTAAAAAGATTAAAGATCATGAATATGTCTTTGAAGACCTTGACCACGCCAAAGCGAAAGCGCAAAAGACAGCGAATTGTACCGGAATAATAATTTATACAATAACAGAACATACCAAAAGTAAATATTTACATAGAAAGAAAACCGAAACAAACACAGAATATTTAGTGTATACTGGAGATCCAACAATACTCAATCTAAATACTTTGAACGCTGGAGCAAATCCAAAAAGTGCTAAAAATGGTGTTGTAAAAACGAGTGTAGTTACACCTAATACTGCTGCCGCCGATTTTGCGTCAACAAATCCTCAGTTTATTCCCGCTCCCGCCTGTAATGCGGCTGCCGTCGCCGCCGAAACGGCGGAAGAGCGTAAAACATTTAGTGTACAAAGAATGTTTAAACGTGCGTTTAGTACAACAATGAATATATTATCTGTATTCTTATTAATTGCTCTCGGTGTCTTTGGCTCCTCACTCGCAACGAATCTCAACGTCTATCATGGCTGGCCTTATCGGCTTCTATACGCAATTTATGGCTTTGTCTTCTTTTTCGTTGTTATACCCTATACGCTATTATGGCGTTGGGCTTACTTGAAGAAACGCCCACGCTTCTATGCGCTCATTCCTCTGATTGATACACCAATTGATAATCCTATGTTGGCAAATCTCCTCAGCTGGTTCACATTTGAACCGGATGACGAAATGGCATATTTAGATGGATGCCGTGCTTAGACTACTTAGAATAGTGCTTATACGCCATATAACCTCCTACTCCTAACCCAATCCCTGCTACCAAATATAGCAACGATTGTGTATCAAAGTACGATTTATTTTGAGACGCAGCGGCTTCCTGGAACGAAAATTTTGGCATCGTAGCCAAAAAAGCAATAGAATATACGAACTCGCGCCAAGAAATTTCAGACTTTCCTAGCTGTTTATTAATCAAATTATGCATATTAAATAACCATCGTATAAGTTTTTGTTTATCCTCTACAATTTCGTCGGTTAATGGAGAATTTTTAAAGTTTTCCTTATAATGTTCCTTACAAATCGGACACGGTATCATATATTGCAACGATTCAAAGAAGTTTATTACTCCCTTCTTTTCCTCCTCTGTAGGAAATGGTGAGTATCCTATTGTTACAATATGCATCGTAGTCCAAAAGATAGGACCCCATACAGCCGGACCCATTCCAATTGGCGGAAAAATATCACCCTGAGGCGGAGGTGTACCCTTTAAATTTTCAGGCAATTCAAGCGACATTCTCCTGTACTCTACTATTTTTGTGGGTTTGATTATCCGAAAAAAGTTGGTGCTCCTATCTAATGGAGTGCGTAAATTGTGGTAAATTAGGTCATACATTCCGGGATTGTACTGAACCGGTAATATCGTTTGGACTATGTGCGATTAAATTTATAGAAGATACTCCTTACTATCTTCTTGTTCGCCGTCGTGATTCCCTATGTTATGTGGAATTCTTACGAGGAAAGTATAAAATGGATAAGATTGATTATATTCATTTACTGATTAATGGAATGACGGTAGAAGAGCGTGGGCGACTACTTATAAAACCGTTTGAAAAACTATGGTCCGAGCTTTGGAATGGGCAGAACACCCGACAGTTCCGAACTGAATTTGAAAATGCTCGCCGCAACTTTGAAAATCTCAAGACAACCGGTGATCGTAATGGAAAGACGATGGCACAGTATATTAATATGGCAACTGGTACATTTGTAGAAGCCGAATGGGGATTCCCTAAAGGAAGACGTGCTGTTGGAGAGCGGGAAAAGGAGTGCGCGTCACGTGAGTTCAAGGAAGAGACTGGTATTCAATACAGATTATTTCATATTCTTGATGAGCCCCCGCTCATTGAAGAATATACTGGTACAAACGGTATTCCTTACAAACAAACTTATTTTGTCGCATGTTGTAAATCTAATGTAGTCGCAAGTATTCAGCCTAATAATCATATTATGAAACGAGAAATCGGTGACATTAGTTGGTTTACATTTGATGCTGCGATGGCTCATATTCGCGAATCCAATGTACAGAAACGTGCGGTTATGACTGAACTTCATCGGCGGGTATGCGAGGGTGATTTACGAGATAAAATTACTACAGCTCTAGAGTGGGAAATAAAGTAAATTTTTTCTACGTTATCCTTAGAGGATGCGGAACAATAATACAAAAAAGAATAACGCTAAGGCAAATAATGCCAAAGCAAACAACGCCAAGGCGAACAACGCCAAGGCGAACAACAAGGCGAACAATAAGGCGAACAATAAGGCGAACAATACCAAGAAGAATAACGCCAAGGCGAACAACAAGGCAAATAATAAGGCGAACAACAAGGCGAACAACACCAAAAAGAACAATGCCAAGGCGAACAACACAACCCTTAACGCCGCAGCTAAGAAACTCAACAAGATAATTCCCGCTATCAAAAAGGGTTTGAATAGTTTGAGTAATAACGACCCGGATAAGCCAGTCTGGAAAGCAACTGCTAATTTCTTAGAAGAGCACAACAAGCTTATTAGAAATCATAAGAATTCCAATTCGTCGCTAAGTTATGTCAATCGTATCAATACATTTGTAATGGCGCGTAAGAATTTATCAGGAAATGCCGCTGTAGCAGCTGTAAATGCGGTAGAGCCCGCTGCTGTCTCAGCCGCCAATGCTGCTACACCCGCTGCGGCTGCGAATGCTGCTGCCAACAAAGTCGCAAACGCTGCGAATAATGCCGCTGCCAAGAGTAATGCTACCAATGAAAAAAATGTGGCTAAGGCTGCGAACGAAGCGGTAAAGCCCGCTGTGAATGCCGCCGTCGCTGTTGCCGAAACACCTGCGGAGGCAGCGAACGCTGCTGCTACTGGAGTCGCAGCGGCTGCCGTTAATGCTGCGAATAAAAATAAGAAACCATCGGCTGCTGAAAATGCCAAGGTCGCTGTCGCTGCTGCGAGAAAAAGTCCACGTTCTTGGTGGTAAACAATTTAAATTCGCCCTATAAACAGAGAGGATGGCGGCTCCGCCCAAATTAAATGATATTATTTGGACAGAGGCATCATTAACAGCATTGCCAAGTGGACAAAAACATCGCAATGTGTTATATAGTTTACAAGGTCGCCCTGAACTTGTAGGAGTAGGAAAAAGTACAGGGAAATTTGGAAGTATTTCTAAAATTAATAGTGAAATTCTACGACTACAAGCGGAACGAATCGCAAAGAAACCTGCTGAACCACAACAAATACCCCAGACAGTTGTAAATGTTCCTGTTGAACCTGTCGTTGAGGAGACCGCCGTTAAGGAGCCTGCCGTTGAGGAGCCCGCCGTGGAGGAGCCCGCCGTTGAGGAAACCGCCGTTGAGGAGACCGCCGTGGAGGAAACCGCCGTCGAGCCATCCACGCAAATACCGTTGTCCGAATTAATCTATAAAGATATTGATACATGGGACGATGATAAACTTCTACAATATGATATAACAAATCCTATACCACAAGAATGGATTGAACGTCGCGATGAAGAGTACGGTCTATATCCAAATATATCGGATCCTAACTTTGCCGCACGTCTTGCGAAGAAAACCGAATTCTACGAACTCCGCTCTGAGCCAGTTGCCGAAGATAGTTGCCAAAAAGCCGCCGGTGAATTCAGCACCACCTCTATCCAGCGACTCGTTGCCCGTTTTCTACATCCTGATACTCCTTACAATGGGGCATTACTGTATCACGGTGTAGGTGTCGGTAAGACCTGCTCCGCCGTAACAGTTGCCGAAACCTTCCTTGAAACAATGCCTTACAATAAGGTCTATATTATCGCACCCCAAGCAATCGCCGAAGGATTCCGTCGTACCATTTTTGACGTGAATCGTCTCGTAGGAACAAGCCCTGCAGAATATGCGCTCACCAAAGAGCTCTGGAAGTCCCCACAATGTACCGGTATGACGTATGTCCGCCTCGCCGATATGGCAAATAACCCAGATAAAGAGGAAATCGCCAAAGAAGTCGATAAACTCGTCAAAAAACGCTATCAAATCATGGGATACTTACGATTTGCGAATTGGGTCAATGACCGTTTCAAAGAAATACCTGATACAATTACCGAACAAGCCCGTGAAGATCGTAAAATTGCTATTATGCGCGAACTATTCGCCGATCACTTACTCATTATTGACGAGGCGCATAATCTCCGTGATGCGGACCCTGGCGAAGAGGCAATGGGCGATGAGGCGATTGCGGACGGAACAGGGGCTGAAGGAGTCGCTGCCGATGAAGTTAAACGGGCTAGACTTACCGAGCGTGCCGAAGGTAAGCGTCTCACCCCCGTTCTTCAAAATATTCTCAGTGTAGCCGATGGTCTTCGTCTTATGCTCATGACCGCTACACCGATGTACAACACCGCGCCCGAAATTGTATTTTTACTGAATTTATTGACGCTAAATGATACAAAGGACGATTCGTTGCGATTGGAGGTCCCACAAGTGTTCCAAGCGGACGGACAATTCAAACCAGGCGGAGCGGCTTTGCTTAGCCGACTCATCAAGCGCTACGTCAGTTATATGCGTGGCGAAAATCCTAATACTTTCCCGCTCCGCCTTACGCCCGCTGAGAGCAATAGCAATATATTTATTGATTCCGAATATCCAAAATACAGTATTGCCCGCAAGGAGATGAAGAAAGGTAAAAAAGAGCTTGTAGGTCATGTCAATTGGGGCGGAAACGATAAAAATATTATGAAACGGTTGCCGCTATGGATTCATAAGATAGGTGGAACATGGGTGGGTGATAATTTACGTGGTTACCTCAAAAAGTATCACACACAAGCCGTAAATGAATCGGACCGTGGTACCGAAATTAGCGACTTTATTCTTGACCGTACTATGCAAATAGGAAATATTTACTATAAAAATGGAACATATGGACGTGATGGTTGGCGTAATTACTTCAAAGAAATTGTAACTACGATTCGCTCCACGAAAGTGAAGCAATTTACTTGGAATAACGTTGATACAGAATCGATCCAAGAGATCTTTGGTGCCGAAAATCTCGCAAATTACGCTCCGAAAATAGCGGCAATTGTTGATTGTATTGAACGTGGCGAGGGCATCTCCTTCGTCTATTCTCGCTATATTCCCGCCGGTGCGTTGCCAATCGCTATCGCCCTTGAATTGCGCGGTTGGGTCCGTGTACTCGCCGATGGCACACCTGCTCCGCTTTTACTTCAGGAGGGGGCGGTTCCCAAAGCAACAAAATACTATATCTTGCTCACATCCGATGATGGTCTATCACCAAACTTTCCAGGTCTTATACGCCACGCCACCACCTTCAAAAATATGGATGAAGTGAACGGCTCCAAAGTAAAGGCAATTATCGGCTCCCAAGTCGCCTCCGAAGGTCTGGACTTGAAATGTATTCGTCAAATCCATTTACTTGACGGTTGGTACCATTTGAATCGTATTGAACAGATTGAAGGTCGTGGTGTTCGTTTCTGCTCTCACGTTGAACTACCATTAGAAAAGCGTAACTGTCTCATCTATTTACACGCCGTAGATGTCGGCAAATACGAGACTGCCGATTTATACGCCTACCGTCTTGCTGTAAGAAAGGCGCAGCCTATTGGTCGTGTCAGCCGCCTAATGAAGGAAAACGCGTGGGATTGTAATCTTAACCTTAATGCTGTATTACTCCGTGGTATGGGGGACCGTGATAGTGTAGATGCCCTCGGTCGTAGACAAATGGTACCACTCAAGGACGAACCGTTTACAAGTTTATGCGATTTCATCGGTGACCCTGTGTATAACAATGATGGAGACGTAATTCGGTATGAATGTAAGCCTTATTCGTGTGGCGCCGAGTCCAAAGGATTCGGGTCAAATGATAGTACTCAACAAGAGTATAATTTCCGCCGTGTATTTTTGGAGAAACAGCAGCGACTCATCAACTATTTCAAAACGGAAACCGTCATTGAAGTGAGCAAAGTAATTAAACTCTTTTATAGCGATATTCCAGAATCGTTTGCTCGTATAGGTTTACGAAATGTTCTAGATAATATCCGTATTCATCGCAAAGACGGAATTTATGGTACACTACGCTTGGTTAATGATTATATTGTATTCCAGCCAGAAGGTGTAACTGATACAATAATACCCATGGCACTTCGCTACGGACGTGCCTATGGTCGTATGCCCCGTGACTACGACCCACCTCGTGGTACTCTACTGGCAACCGATGGACTGTCTCTAGACAAACCTATTGCGACGACCACTACCGCAGCAACTGTCGCCGCACCGACGGCTGTAGATATTGAAAGCGACGAGGCACTCGCAAAGATAGCATTTGATAAATTGAGAAAATGGGATGCTACGCTTACACAAATTTTGGATAAAAAACTGACCGGACCTATATCTGAAATGGACGGATTGCTTGGCTGGCGTTGGGTATTCCGTTTCTTCCGTAGATTACCTGATGTAAAATCTATCGCATATCACTGGTACATGGAAAATTTTTGGTCGCACAAAGAACAACTTGCCGCTTTCCGTAATTGGTTAACTCGTGGTATTGATACACTACGTGGATATGAACGTGATTGTGCGAAAGTGTTCATGAAGGAGAATCATCGTATTGAATTATTCCAAAAAGATAAGGCAAATCGTATTAGTGGCTGTGTCATCTACAATCTTTCGGTAGGAGAATCTGGTGCCTTACAAACGTATTGCCAATACGGCGGTTCTATATCACAGTGTACGGCAGTCTTCAAAGAGGATATTAATTCTATTCTCGGTAAGGCAGTTGACCGCAAGACGGATACTGGTCCATACTTTGGTTTCCTGGTCTCCAAACAAAAGACTATCATATTCAAGAGTGTAGATAAGGCAAAAGGCGATTTGAAGGGTGCTGAATGCGCAAACACGCCGAATCTTGGTAATCACCAGCAACGTGTTCGTGCTATTCAAGATATCTTACGTGCCGCTAGCGACCCGATTGCTGAATTGCTGCTCGCTGATACGCCATTGGAAACTGCTACAGATAAGAAAACACAGAAAGCACGCCAGGACATGCTAGCGAAACAATTCAAATCTGGGAACCCGTCTGTACGTGCCGATTCGGCGGATCCGCTCACTCATATTACCGACCTGACTCTCAAACAAATATGCCCGTATATGGAGTTTCTGCTCCGATATGCTGACCGACGTGCGGTGGGTGGTAGCCGCTGGTTCTTGTCTGTGGTGGACTCGGCACGGGCGGGCGTCAAGATGACTTGAGGGGTTGCGTCGGTCTTCGGCGGCGTCGGTCTTCGTCGGCGTCGGTCTTCGGCGTCGCCGGTCTAAAAATTGATATATCTATGATGAATAGAAGATAAGTAAAGTGATGTATCACACCATTTACTTAGATGAACGTGTGGCACTAACGCCTGGTGAAATCAATAACATTCATAAGGCGGACGATGTAAAAGATATGCTGGTTATTAAACTCAAGGAACGCCACGAGTCTAAGTGTAACGCCAATGGCTACGTGAAGCCCGACTCTATTGAGCTCATCGCACGCTCTGCGGGTGCTGCCGAGAACGGTCGCTACACCGGCAACTTCGTCTACGACTGTAAAATGAAGTGTAACGTACTCTATCCTAAGGGTGGTATGGTAATGAATGTACTCGTCCTCAAGGTCACAAAGATGGGTGTTTACGCCGTCTTTGAAGAGGCGATTCGTATCCTTCTACCTCGTGACATTCACATCGGCAACACCGAGTTTGATGCTATCAAAGAGGGTGATACTATCAAGGTTCGTCTAGAACGTAGTGAAATTAAGACGAATGCCCCATTTATCATGGCGGTTGGCAAACTAGTAGAAGAGGGTACCGGTGAAGAGGATGCGTAAGATAAATATGATGAAACACTTGTCTCTTATTAACTATGTCGGCGCCCGGTATATCACCAGAAGAATACGAGCGGCGCAAGGTATTTTTAGAGAACCTGAAGAGTCTAACAAAGACAGAATATATTGAGATTATCCGAATTCTACAAAAGCATTCCGCCGAATTTTCTGAGAATCTAAACGGAGTCTTTTTTAACTGCTGTAATCTCGCACAGCCGGTTTTTGACGACCTAGAACTTTTCATTCAGTTTACCCAGACAAATCGTAAGAATTTGGCTGACCGCGAGATATATCTTAGTTCTTTAACCCGGACCGTTACTGCTGACGAAGCATCCGACGAGGGGTCTAAATGATTCGCCGCTTTAATTACATAAATGGTTCATTGGAATGAATTATCCGACTTTTTAAAGTCTAATCCGTTTCAAACATACAATGTTAAGGATTTAGAATCACTGATTTCTGTGCGCAAGGTGGACCTAGATCACTTTCCGATTCTTTTTGCTTCTGCCCCTGCTGTTGCTGTTACCCCTGCTATTGCTGTCGCCGCACCTCCTGTCCTAAATACCAACACCAACACTAACACCAACACCATCCCCCTTCCCACCCCTAAGCCCAAAAAGGTACAAAAACTCGATGTTCTAAAATATACACTAGACCCTGTTGTATTTGGTATTGAATACATGGATATTTTATACAAAGATTCGCCTAAGAATACGAAACGGCAGATGGAAATTAACGAAGCCCTTCGCTGTGAAGCACGTATTGATGAACTCTACAAATCCCAAGGTGGACGTTCACGTGGTTGGACGAAGACTATGCTAGAGGCAATTATTCGTCCTCGTTGTGCATCCGGTGGCGATCTACACGAACTCAAACAAGCCAAATCGGTTTTTCTATGGCAAGTCGTCAAGAACGATAAGGCGGTCTCGGCGTTTTTGGATTTTCTATGTGTCGCCAAGCAGATTCAAGTTGCGATTTGGGACGACGACTCAAAGATGATTACATTATATCCTGCCGCCGACTATATGGGTGAAGGGGCGAGCTCGCCAAAAGGATTATATAATGTTCATCATACCGGAATGATGATGCGTGTAGAAGGGGTTGATACCGGAAAAGCGTTACTTGATTATGCTATGAATCATTCTTGGACCTTGCTCCCCTCGGCGTCCGTTATCCATAGTTTGGAGAAACTAACTCTGGGAGAGCTAGAATCGGTCGGAAAGAAGTTAGGAATGGCGGACGTGACCGGGTCAAAGGTGGAACGCATTGCCGCCATCGCCGGATATAAATTAAAGTCCCGACTCGGGGTCTAGCTCAGGGCGGAGATAAAAGTTGATGGCTTTAAGCAAAAAGTCTCAGACTTAATAGAAGTATGTCCTTAGAGCTCAAATCTGTCGAATCTCAGGCGGTGGACACCCTATGGTCTGCGTGGGAAAACGCTACAGAAACAGAGATTGAGGCAACATTTAAGCGTCCTAATGGCAAGGAACTCGATTATACATCGTTCTTGAATGCGATTAAGCACTTACGTAGTATGGGATTACAGGAGGACCCGCAGCCGCCCAAACTTAATATTATGATTTCAGGCGGTTTACGTTTCACCCTTGTCGGCGAAGGTACTATACAAGCGTACTGTCGTGACAATACCCTCAAGGGCAAGCCGTTCTTCTGTATCCTCAAGGATAAGAAGCAAGCGTCTGCCAAGGGACCAAGTGAAATTGACCTACCTGAATACGGTGTACGTATCAAGCTACGTCGCGAAATCCCGCTTTCCAAAGATGACCCTCGTGTTGTAGACGCGGTTTCACGCTGGGCGTCCCTTCCTAAAGCGTTTCGTTATATGCAGCGTTTCAGCTTCACATCCCTCCACTGGAAGGGACTCCAGTTTGACGCCTCGTTTGTCCGTGAAAATCGCAAAGACCCCCGTGGCAATTACATCCAGGCAACTACGTTTACCAATGCCGGTATTGTCAAGCAGCCTACACACTACGAATTAGAAGTAGAGGCTCTCACGGGGGCAACGAAGAAAGCGCTCATCTTTGGTATTGTCTCGGTGCTACGTGGACTACAGAAGTCGTACATTCTCACCCGTGAATCGGTACGCCAGCAAGTCCTTACGCAAATGGAAGGTCAAACCGGTGCGAAGAAGGGTTCGTTTCCTGGCTCGCAGCCCATTACTCTACGTAAAACGCATATGGGGCTTGAAAAGGAAGCTGATACGGCGAACATTCGGTTAGAAGATTACAATGTAACCGATAAGGCAGACGGTCTCCGTTGCCTCATGATTGTTACGAAAAATGGACGCATTTATCTTGTTGACCGCTCTTTGAACGTCTATGGAACCGACCGTAAGATCGTAGATACTGAACTTGCCGATTGGGCAGGCTGTGTATTAGACGGAGAATGGGTTACTACAAACGCTACGAATGAGCCGGTGAGCCGTTATTACGCCTTTGATATCTTTAACGGTCGCCGAGGTGAAGACGTCTCCGCGCGTCCCTTCATTATTCGCGGTGTTGAGGTCGCTGTTAGCCGAGAGGCGGCTCTAAGAGAAGCGGTCGCCGCCCTGAATAATGCCGAATATACTGTCGGCTCTATTCCAAAGCAGAACAGCCTCTCCATTCATATGAAAACCTTTCAAACGCCCGTGGATCCTACCGACCCTGTCGGTATCTTTAAGGAGGCGGCATCCGTTCTAGACCGCCTGTCTCGTGATGCGCCTTACCATACCGACGGTCTCATCTTCACACCCAATGCTTCACCCCTCGTCAAGAACATCAATACCTGGGAAACGCAACTCAAATGGAAACCCGCGTCCCAAAATTCGGTAGATTTCCTCGTTGTGACTGAGAAGGAGAAGGATAGTGAAGGTAAGGCGACAATTGTAGATGCGGTCAATACAAAACTACGTGAAGATACCAATCAAATCGTGCGTTACAAGACTCTGCGGCTCTTTGTCGGCTCTTCGCTTGACCCCGCACTCGTTGACCCTCGTGATACGGTCCTCAACAAGAAGCCGTATCCCTCTTCGCTCCAGGAGGGAACACGTAGTGTATACAAGCCGGTAGAATTTACACCTGTACCTATTGACCCTATGGCGTCGGTCTGCTACGTGGCGATGAATGCGGGTGCCACGGATGCCGCCGGTGCGGCACCTGCTGCGCAGACCCTGGAATCTCTTGATGATACCATTTATTGCGAAGAAACCAAGGACCCTATTACAAATCGTACAATAGTAGAGATGGTCTATAAGCCCGAAGCGCCGGCGGGCTGGCGCTGGGTTCCTCTAAGAGTCCGTTGGGATAAGACCGAAGATTTCACCCGTGGTATCGTCGGTGGCACTCTTAACAGCGATAAGGTCGCGAATGATGTCTGGCTCTCTATCCACGACCCCGTCACCGAATATATGATTCGCAACGGTTCTATTACCGAAGAGGTGATGGAAGGAGCACCGGCACCCCTAACAACGAATCTGGCGTACTACCAGCGTAAGGCGCCCCAGCGAGACCTCAATAAAATCCGTGGACTCACTGAGTTTCACAATCGCTACATTAAGGACGAATTACTGCTCTCTAAGGTGTTGACGGCGGGTGCCTCCGTACTGGATATGTCGGTCGGTCAAGCCGGTGATATCCACAAGTGGATGAATGCCCGTGTTGGTTGGGTACTCGGTTGCGATATTGCCGTCAATGGACTCAAGGACAATAAGAACGGTGCCTACCGTCGCTATCTACAATACCTCATGCGCTCTAAGAACGGTGCCGGTGTACCTCGTATGCTCTTCGTTCAAGCGGATTCCTCGGTTCGCTATGCGGACGGCTCCGCCGGTCAGACGCCGCTTGACCGCTCCATGCTACGAACTCTATGGGGCGAATCAGATCCAACCGCGCCTCCCTACGTTCAGGAAATGCGTGGAATGGCGGCTGCCGGCTTTGATGTCGCCTCTCTCATGTTCTCCCTCCACTACTTCTTCAAGGACCGCACGACTCTGGATGGATTCTTGCTCAATCTAGCAGAAACCGTAAAGGTCGGCGGATTCTTCGTCGGTTGCTGCTTTGATGGTGATAAAGTGGTCTCGCTACTACAAGATTTGCCCATGGACGGGGTGAAACGCGGAAATGAGGGGGCGTCAGATATCTGGAGTATTACTAAAAAGTACGACGCCGATATGACGGTGCTTCCAGCAACCGATGAATCGCTCGGCAAGTCCATTGACGTCAGCTTTATCAGCATCGGCGAAACATACCGTGAATATCTTGTATCCTTCCAGTACTTCGTGCGTCGTATGAGCGAAATCGGAATGGAACTCCTCAATCCTACTGAGCTGTTAGCGATGGGTATGGTCGCCTCTACAAATCTCTTCTCTACATCACACGAAATGGCGACGGCATTGGGTCGTAATTACGCAATGAGTTCTGTCATTCGTACATTCAGTTTCCTCAATCGGTGGTTCATCTTCCGCCGCCGCTCCACCACCTCCGCACTCTCTTTACCATCAATGCCTGTAGTGAGTGCGGCAACCGTTGAACCTGTGGCAGAAGAGCCATATGTCTCGCCTGAAGTTCTAACATCATTTAATGAGCGATTGGCAGCGGCGCCCCGTATTGAGGCACCTGCCGAACTGAGCGAAGAATCCGCTGAAGAGGAGGCTCAAGAGGTAGAGGAACAGGCGACTGCTGCCGAGGAAGAGGGAGCCGCCGAAGCAGAAGAGGAGTTAGCAGAAGAAGAAGAGGCAGAGGCAGCTGAGCCAGAGTTAGAACTCGCCACCGGTCCCGCTTACCCCTTCTACTACAAATCTGCCGCAAAGGACGACCTCAAGATTAAGGAGAAGGGCTGGCGTCGTACCATCAGCACCTTCGCACCCTTTATGTTCAAAGATCCTAAGAACTCCTCCGTTCTATATCCCAATTTAGAGGCGGTCATTGGTGCGCTCAAGTATCAGCTCGGCTCCAACAAGCCTGAGCTCGGTGCGCAGCTCTTTAGCACGACCGGTAATATTTATCAGAAATATCTGGAAGAGAAGCGAGCACTCGGTGCCGACCCCAGTGTAGAAGCCCTGGCAGTTCTAACAGATGAACTCGGTATCCGAATGCGTGATGCCCACAAGGCGGTGACCATCAAGAAGACCGGTGCGGTCTTTACACCTGAAACCTATATTGCCGGTGTAGAAGGTCCTCTAGAGGCGTATTTGAAACAGCGCTATAACGAGGATGGTGTATTCCGTAAGATTCTGGACGCCGTAAAGGAGCAGAAGGTGAAACTCGTCGCGTATACTGCCACCGCCGAAAATGAAATGACCGGTACAGTTGCCAAGGATGGCTCGGTCTCTGGCTCTAACTTACTCGGTCGCACCCTCATGAAGTTGGTCGGACTGACATATTAGTCTAAAAATAAAAGAGTTTCTCTAACTATAATAAATAATGTCATTTATTGTCTATGGCGGTGTACGATATGAACAAATACGTCATGCTATCTATTGTAAAAAATGTTTTAATACAATAGAAAGTAAATATATACACGATTTCAAGCGTTGCTCTTGTGGTGCGGTAGGAGTGGATGGAGGTATTTCTTTTGGCAATCGTATTTTAGGAAATCTATCCGATATGGAGTGTCGCAGTATGTACTGCGCAGTTGTAGCTGGAAAGACAATTTGGCTACCGCAGTCTATTATAGAGAAAAGTTTTAAGATACGCACCATATAAAACTCTTTAATACTATATAGGTAAATGGACCCCGTGGCATACGCACCCTTGCCCTCGGCGCCGCCTGCTCATTCAGTTATATCTGTAAATCCTGTCACACCTGTACCTCTAACAATTAGAATTGTGGGTTCTGAGGCGGCGGAGGATAGACGGTGGGGTACCTACTGTTGTTTTATTGTAGTCGCCTTTATTGTTGGTTGTCTTCTCTTTTATTATGTATTTTTACATGGTCCTAAAAATTGAGACTGTTGTGTTTTGGTTTGCTTGTTGGCATAAAAGAGTATATGCCTCAATCAATCAGCGATGGGGCATTGGCGTGGCAGCGTCTAGCAGTTGTCAATAAACATCCACGTGACGAGCGTATTACATTTGATGAAGAGACCCATAAATATACGATTGATGGGTCTCGTTATGATATTTCCTGTACCGGTTTTGTTCATAGTTTCTTCGGTCACTTTGACGCCGATGATGTAATCAAGAAAATGATGCGGAGCCCCAATTGGAAGCCTGGCGGCGCATCGTACGAAAAGTACAAGGGGTTGACGCCTGACGGGATTAAGGCGCTATGGTCCTCATCCGGTGCCGAATCCAGTGAAGCGGGTACGCGTATGCACTTGGATATTGAACATTACTACAATGCGTCTCCCATCGGCAATCTTGCCGGTGATTCGTGGGAAGCGAATCCCAGCAAGGAATGGGACTACTTTATGCGCTACGAACGGAAGTGGCGTCTGGCTCAGGGGTTTGTACCATTCCGCACTGAGTGGCTCGTCTTTAACGACGAAATTCGCCTTGCCGGCTCCATTGATATGGTCTACGCAAAGCCCGATGGAACATACGCTATTTACGATTGGAAGCGCTCCAAAGAGATTAAGATTGAAAATAAGTACCAGAAGGGTCTCGGTCCGCTGGCGCACTTGGACGATTGTAACTATTGGCATTATTCTCTACAGCTCAATAATTACCGTCGGCTGTTGGAGAAATTCTACGGACTGGTGGTGAACGAGTTGGCTCTAGTGATTCTACATCCTAACAATAAATCGTTTAAGATTGTCAAGCTCAATCTCATGGACGCCGAGGTGGAGGCGATGTGGGCGTTTCGTCTAGAACAGATGAATTCGCCCGTACCGGTGGTATTAGATATGGTAAAGGAGACTCAGATTGAGTTGGAACCCCAGGAAGAAACAGGAACAGAACCAGAACCAGATACCGGCTGCCTAATTCTAGATGACTAGAGCGTGTTTCGTCTATAATAATTTTTTCGTTTCCTAAGTAAATGTCGTCTAGGACATTGTATCTACATTGGGAGTTTAACGGGGTGTCGTGGAAAGGGTATCAAGTTGTATCATCGGTTCCCGACGTAGACGGCTCCGTCCGCTTACATTTAGAAAACCACGTCGAACAGTACTCTATGGTAGCACAGTTACACGCAGATTATTTAGAAATGTACATAACATACGAGGGGGAAGCAGTGTTGCCTCCGCCGTGCGTTATGAAAGCTTCAGATGGGGGAATTATAACAGTCCAGTTTTCTTTTAAACGTACTGAATAGAATGGAGATCTGGAAACTACTTTTCATACTTGTTGTCGTATGTGCGCTTGGCACATTTGGTGTATTTACAAAGTGGCGTAGCCATCGTCGTATGCCATTCTGGTTAAAACGTAGCCATTTGAAGCACGTGACCTATGAAGGATTTGGGGGTGGATTTGGAGTAGGGTTCAATGGGGGCTTCGGTGTAGGTGGAAATGGGGGGTTTGGAAGTGCGATTCCACCAAGCTTTGGCAGTATCGGCTTAGATGATAAGAAAACTAATAGAGTTCTCAATGAATCATTCTACGGCGGTGGTTTTGGTGTCGGGTTCAACGGCGGGTTTGGTGTTGGTGCGAATGGTGGTTTTGGCGATGCTATCGAACCAAACTTTGGTAGTATCGGTGTAGATGATAAGAGAACTAATAGAGTTGTCAGTGAGGCTTTCCACGGTGGTGCTGGTGGAGGTGGTCACGGAGGGGGAGGTGGAGGTCACGGAGGGGGAGGTCACGGAGGGGGCGGTCACGGAGGGGGTGGTCACGGAGGTCACGGTGGATGGCACGGACCCGGTGGTTACGGTGGTCCTAACCAGGGCACCTGGCGAGGTTGGGGCGGTGATGGTGGCGGTTGGTACGGCTGGAGTTACCCATGGGCGTGGTACGGACCCGTAGATGTTGCGGTTGAATGCTACTCAAATGCCGACTGCGATGAAAAAAGCTTTTGTGGAAGCAATGGATATTGTACGTTAAAAGAGGTGGATGTGACGGTGCCAGTTGGAGTTCCTGATGTTATCTAATGATTACCAGCCAACGTCTCCTGTAGTCGTCGATGGCGTTCCTGCGTGATAGACTCATTCTCTGGCTCGCGCATACGCTCTTCCACACGAATGGGTCGGATCTTACGATGAAATTGATTCTCAATATCACCATAACACGCATTACAGTACTTTACCAGGTCCTGAACCTGATTCATAATCTTCTTCTTGTCGCAACCCTCAACGAGAATTTGCGAGATGATTTCGCGAGTACCACCCGCAAATACCTGTGCCACCTGTGCCTTTGCTACCGCAAAACGCATACTCTTTTCGCCACGCTGAAGTGCGTAGCGCCAGTTTTCCTCCGTGATTTGACCCAGCATAAACTTGACACGCATAACTCGTAGGTCCTCTTCGTTGCCCTGATGTTCAACGCGTGTATTATCCTCCGCTTCCAGCATGAGACGCCATGCTTCCGCAAGATAACAATGGACAAGAGTACGCCATTCAGTCCCCGCCAAGGCACGGAGGATATCACGGTCCGCTGCGCACCCATGTTGTAATGGATTCGCATTCGGATCGCGTCCTTGACTGCGGAGCCAGTCAAAGTAGTGAGGATTGTGAACCGGTCCGGTTGCCATCTTACCAGTTCGCCAACTGAAGCCTGTATTACACTGTGTACAGAACATCTGGTCACAACCCTCAATCTTACAGATACTTACGCCGCACTTTGGGCACGACTTCGCCTCCGCCTTGAGCAGAGTTGCCGTCGCCACCTTGTCTGGATCACACCGATGTGCCGGATCATCGCGCACAGCGCCCTTCAGGTCGTGGCAGTCAGGGCACGTATACATGTCGCAGAGTCCGCACTTCCACGCCGTAGAAAGGAAACCCTTACAGTCCGGCGCAGGACAGGGCTTTATGAAAGCAGCAACAACCGCCTTTGGCTTCGGTGCCTCCCCTGCGCCGCTATTAGACGCCGTAAAGTCCGGCAGGCGCTCACGACCATACGATGATACTACACGCTCAATAGAATTAAGCACATCGCCCGCCGCCAATAACTCGCGATTAATACGACGAGACTCATCCAGCGCTTTCTTATATCTCTCGTCAGCGGTTGCCCTCAACGCATTCGCAGCACGGACTTCCGCCGCATCTGCCTGCGTGCCAGGCAACTTAGATTTTTCACGGTCCGCTAGCACCTTTTCACGATGCTCTTTATACGTCTTGAGACGGAATGTAGAGGTCATTTCATTGTCTAGGAAATTGCGTTCCCAGCCACGGTCACACTCTACATTAATACAACGAGGTACATCGGTCACCTCGTTCAGTAAGTACATTTGAAAGCAAGTACGGCATATCTGTATAGCACAATGCGGGCACGTCGTAGGAGAACGGGTGGTCGCATTGAACACATCAAAGCAAACGGAACATGTTGGTTTAGGAACTTTAGGAGGCATTTCTGGGATACGTTATCCCCTAGAGATGGTACCTCAATTTTTGTCAATCTAGTGCCATCTGTATGCTCGCCGGCAACTCATCTTCCCTTAAAGTGAATCCCGTTGTCTTTTTATTCTGTAAGGGAACACCATTGACATCTAGAACAATATAGTTTGGCACATCCGCCTTGGATTCAATAATAGAGTCCGATTGTGAAATATCTATTCTATTTGTTTCCGAGTTGTAATATGTTCTCAGCACATTCACATTCAATTCCTTGGCTAATTCTATCCATTCCTTCTGTGTGCCGTGAAACGATTTGTCAGCAGGTATAAATTTCGCAATACGCATTACCTGATTGAGAAAAGCACGTGGATCGCCTGCTAAATAAGGGCTCACAACTATACGATACAACGACTCCTTCCAGTCCTCTGGTAATTCAATCGCCAATTCATTAATGCCTACCTCCTCAGGATATGTCAGTCCCGCTGTATAATCGGTCGGCTGACGCTTGCTATATCCTAAAATATCGTATAGAAGTTGGGTGCCACGACCGACCGCCGAAAACAACAATGACCCATTCTCGTAACGGAATTCGCTACCCTGTAACGGCTTAAGTCGGCTCACTGTATGATTTAGAATCTCCATAGCCTTTCCAAATGTACGTAAGAGTTCATCCGTTAAGCGTGCCGACATCAAATGGACCGGATCCAAAAATCGCTCCGTTGCCGTTGTATGAATGAGGCACTGACGCAATGGTGCCTCTCCCTCTGTCCAAGAGCAGCCTTCTATACAATCAGATTGCTTTGTAATCTGCGTACATTCACGGCGTAGTACTGACGGCTTTGCTGCTACACGATTATCATCCCGCTTCACCCACTGATTCACATACGGATATAAGAGAGAATCTAGGCGGCGCTGGAGTTCAAACAATGGGAGACGACGGCGGGCTTGGCGCAATTTGTCAATCTTCGCCTTGAGTACACGTCCGCTCTGTTGGTCCGCGGGCGATTTGAACTGTCCTGCTAAAAATTCCGACAACGTAATACGTAGATGTTGGTACGCCTCCTCTAACTCCTCCTCCTTTGTAGCGGTCTCAAGCGATTTTACGGGGGCTTTCGGTGCCATCAACGCCAAATCTGCTAGCCACGGCTCCGTACCCTCCTTAAGTATAAGCGGAGACTCCGCTTTCAGTTTCGCATACGCTGGCTCGTTGAGAACGGGGTCCTCTACGGAGATGGGCGCAATAGGAATTGTAATACCGCATACCAAATCTACGGCAGTGTACTGCGTTTTCTTACCATTAATACGGAATGCCTTCGGCATGAGACTCTCTATTTTCGGCATGCTTGTAAATACCGTCTGAAGAGTCGGTGGAGGAAGCAGCGACTCCTCGCCATACATACTTGCGCACTGCGGTAAAATGAGACCATCGTCTACACAGGGTACATAGAGTTTCGTTTTATCGGTCTGTACATCTATAATACCTACAAGGCGGTTACTACGGTCGCGGAGAAGATGCGTGTCTGGCGTTATAATATCTGGATTTTTAATACTATTGAGGTCGGTTATGCTTGGTGGTTTAAATTCCATACTACGCACCGGCAACCAAGGATGAACCGGTGGTACCGACCGTCCACAACCCGTTTCCGAAACATATTCTTCAACAAATGTTTGAAGTGGTACGCGCACTTTAGGAGGAAGCGTTTCTATGCTTCCTGCCGCCTGAAAATGAATCACTCCGTACATTTTCTTATCCATAAGCGTCTTACCATCATATAGAACGAGCGGGTCGTAATTTGCGGTTACCTCGTCTTCAACGAGGAGTAGAAATGGCGGTGGATATATTTTGTTATGTACCGAAATACCAAAATGCGGGCAGAGAAGAACAGGATCTTCGTTCTTATTTTTGGGAACACGAATGCGGACAAGTAGGACCCCATGCTCTGTAAATAATCCTGGGACTGCTAACAATGATTCCCAGAGTCTGAGTTCTTTTGGCTCTTTTGTATCTGCTACATACTCTTTGAATCGGTGCCAGGCGAAATAGAACTGTTTAGCGGCAGCAGAAATCTCGCCTCCATCTGTTGGGAGCAGACCCATTTTACCGCACCATTCTTGAATAGCACCGGTGGGCGCCTCGGCACCGCTTCTATTCGCAAATTCGTGTATAAGTGTTCCATAATTCGCCTGTTCAAAGGCTCGTGCGGCAAACGGCTCGTTTGCGCCGTTCAGTTTATCTAATAGTACATCCAAGACCTGCTCCTCCGTCTTTATAGTATTGCCGTCATTATGTTGGGCAAATTCCTCCGTCGCATACTCCGCCCATGCTAGCAGGGCTAGAAAGTTTTTGCCTGGCTCTCTCTGCGAATGACCGAGTCCATAGCGTACAAACGCTTGCGCAGGTGTTGTATTATCACGATACGGTAGCAAATGTGAGTTGGTCTCCTGTTGCTCTACGCCGCGATTCTTCGTTAAAAAATCCTCAGGGTTCTGTCCTATAAATCTATTTACAGATGCTGGTGGAACGGCTATGGCACCCTTCTCTAGCTCAAACCAGTCCAACTTAATACGACCTAGTATGTTTTGATTCGGAATATACCAAGTTTTCGCATTTGGTGAAAACGGTTTGCTACGATTTACGATATCTTTGACGGGCTGAGCGGCTGTTGGGGCAGAACCAGGAAGAGGAACAGGAGCAGGGGCAGAAGCAGAAGGAGCTGCTTCTTCCGTTGAGGGCAACTCTGGAAGTTTCGCACCCTCTGGAGGCGCAACGTGCTTCTGCTCTACAAAACAGCACGGAAGTGCGTATTTATCAGGATGAAACAGTCCGCTTAAAAATCCCGAATACTTCGCAACTTTTCCTGAAGCTGCCGATGTAGGACGTTGTAATACAGTCTCACCTATCGCCGGTTTAGCATTATTCCGAATCACGGTTCCACGGCAGAAGGGGCACGATTTGGCAGCCTTCGGCTTTCCATCGTATCCTACCGTACCATTAAATTCCGCCTCTAAAAGCGGTAAATCGTCACGAACACACCAAAATTCCGTACAAATATAATTATTGATATGTTTTGCGTCCGTACCGGTCTGGGTCACGAGCCATACCGGCTTCGATTCCTGCTCTGCGATTAGACCATCAATAATCGCCTTTTCCTCTTTGAGCGAAGAATCTACCTCGGTAATACTTCGGCGACCCTCTCCGTCCGCCTTGAGAGCGAATCCCTTACGTAATATAAGCATCTCCATCTCCGCAATCTGCTTATTTGTTCCCTTTCCCTTGCGCTGTCCTACCGTCTTACTTACAGCAACATCGTACGCCTTTTGTACATCTGGTTTGAGCGGGACCTCCAGCCAGCGGACCTTATCACCATACAATTCCTTCGCTCGGCGATATGCCTCCTTTGAAAGTACATTCGGCTGTCTATTCTGTGTAAGTTGGCATTGACGGCTATATAATTTCGTACGTGCCTCGCTCGTATCGGTATATTGAAATAAATCGTTATCACGGCTTTTCAACTTATTCAAATACCATTCTTTTGTAATTGCCTCCACGGTTTCATCGGGTGCCAACGCAGTAGGAACTGCTACCGCAGATGGTTTAGTTACCTCTTCTTCCTCCGCCTCTTCTTCCGCTTCGTCCTCCTCCGCCGCATCATTATTCGCTTGATTTTGCATCATATCCAATAATCCGTAGTCAAATGCCTGGTTAAGTTCTTCAGGGACTTCTGGTGCCGCCTCAGCAATATCTGCCTCCGTAGCAGCAACCGCTTCCTCCGCTTTTGCCGTCTTGTCTACTTTGAGGGTCTCTGTGCTTTCTGACAAAAATAGAGTCATCAGTGTGAGCATTCGTTCCAGGTCACGGGTGGACTCGCATCCCGTAATCAAAATACGATATTTCGGATGGTCGTTATAGAGTCGGATTGCCGCACCTACATTGTACGCCGCGACCGTCGTATCCTCCTCGGTGGTAGGAGGATTTTTGACGCTACATCTAGCATCGCGAATCGCCAAATCTTTTATACGTAAATCGTCCCCTTTACCGCTTTTATACATAATAACGTGCGTTGAATGGCGTTGAATCCAGTCTTCCTCCGCCTGTGTTGCCTCCTCCAACGAAATACCAAACTCTTTTACAAGTGCTTTGATATAGGCACCTCTCGGTACATCCACCTCCGTCTTCGATCCACGGTTAAGATATAGCAAGGTGAGATAATTCATAATTGGATTTGAATATTGTACGTAATTACTGACTCCCTTGTATCGTAGAATGAGTGCCGCCTGTGGCGTCTCATCTTCAAACGGCGGATCTATAGAGAACAGTGGGGTAAAGGTATCCACACGATTTACAAGCTCTACCTTGCCTGGCTTGCGTCCTCCAAGATTCGTCGTAAATTCGTATTCTGCCGTTAGATCGCAGAGCTTAATACTGGCGGGCTCTATATTTTCCCAGGGTGTTCCCGCTAACATGTCTCTCAGGACCGACTGCGCAGCGTTTACGGTTTTCGCAGATACGCTGACACCACGACGGGGTGCGCCAATATACATCTCTGCGCTTCCATCCTCGTAAATTCGCACCGTCCAGCATATACCGAGTACTTTTGGGTCGTCAATAGGACGCTTGATAAGAATAATCGCCCCCATATCGGTGGAGGGCTTATCCGCCATCAAACTATCCAATAATTTTTCATTGGTAATATACGGCTTTCCGTCTCTTGCGGTTGCCACTTTAATAATAGACGGTACACGGTCCTTCGCCGAAAAATAGCGTAAAAACGGCTTGGACGGTGTAGGAATCATTTCGTAGAATTTGAGTTCCAAGAGCGATGAATTGTAATTGGGTGCTTTTGGTAGAATAGACTTATAAATATAGAGTTTTGTCAGTTCAGGAAGTTCGGCATCCTTTACGATATCCGATATAACGCCTGTTTCTAGGCGAGATAAGCGTGTATCCATATATGTGCGATATTCGCTCAATGTTTGTAAATCGGCGGTGCTCATTCGTAGCGATGTTGGCTGCGAACGAAGTTGGGGGAAATAGAGTTTTACAAATCCCTCAAACACGGGCTCGTCGAGCGGTTGATCCGGTCGTAGCAACGATTCTAACGTCCATACGTGAATTGTGGGCTGCTCGGGCTGGGCGACAAGTAGCGTATTTTCAAGTGTGACTCCGCTATAAATTGTAGGATAGACCGGTTTTTTAGCATCGTCTTCATAAATCCGCGAATCTGGCTGTCGCAGCACGGCAGGGTCGTGGGGATTCGGTAGCCCTTTGTCTCCTAGAAACGGCCAACTAAACTCTAGCGGTCTGAATTGATTCGGTCCGATTTCCATCGCAATATAAAGTTGGTTTGGCGGCGATGTTTTTAGAGTAACAGCAATATGCTGTTTGAGACTAAAAAGTGTCTCAAACGGAAAGATTGCCGTGAATCTAGAATCATCTAATTTTACCATACGGGTCTCATCCAAATGAGAAAGTATCGTAATTGCCCGTGGTCCTAATGAAGGCAACCGGGACGGTTCTGTTATGTCCATTGCTATTGTGGTTTGCGTTTTGAATTCTTAGGTCTAATCTAATCTTTCAAACCGTCATCTACGGTCTCCTTATACTTAGGAGAATCCGTAATATGGACGCCACAGTACTCAACAGGATGTGCCGAAAAATTTGTATATTCATATACACCCGTCGCCTCCGCCTGCTCCAGCAACCACGCAAAATGGTTCCAAAACTCCGGTGTATGTCCTATACTACTCGTACCAACATGGCTCATTTCGTGTAGCGCCACAAATACAACAATATTTTCCTGTACAAGTTGTTCCTTTTCATCACGCTGTCGCAGACACATAAAAATCTGCTCACCCTTATTCACCGAGTACGATGTATACTGCGCATCCGGTGTAGATTCACTAAAACGCTGTGCCGAGCAGTCAAAGTTATCAATCATCTGTTTTACAAACTTCTTATCGTAATACTTATTCCTTAGGTAATCACGAAGTTTGAGAAGACGACCACGTACACGGGCAAGACGATCCGCTGCGTCCTGCTTATCGGGAAGATTACGGACGAGATACATTTCGCCGTCTACCGTTGATTTCGTGAGTGCGACAGGATACTTTGATTCCTTCATAGCGAGTCCAGCGTATCCTAGACCTACCACACCCGCTAAGAAAGCCCATGGGAGAATAGAATCGTTCATATCCTTACTTTAGGATGTACAAAATTGAGATTCCTTTGTATCGCTGTACTTCTAACAATAGGATAATGGAGTATATGGTGGTCTATGCGGATACGCCCGACGGGCTAACAGCAAAAGTAACGGCAGCTCTTGGGGAGAACTGGCGCCTCTGTGGCGGCGTAGCGGTGGCGACAGTGCCGACATCGGTGGATGGAGGCGGAGTGTATAAGAATGCCATTTCGTTCTATCAGGCGATGGTGCGTGAGGGTGGGGCGCCTCTGGTGATTCCTACGTCGGTGCTATATACGTAATGTCAGTCGTCGGGAGTTTCAAGAATACCATTCTCTCCAACGATAAAGCAAGTATAATTATATCCTTGGGCGATACAAGCTGCTTTTTGTAATGGAATCTTTCCGTCTTTCATACCTTTTTCATATGTCCACGTGCTTTTGACTTCAACAATCAACTTCTCAGATGGTATATATATATCGCTAAAATATCTATGTTTTATCCCTTTTGTATCTGTGTACCAAATCTCAGGCTGTTGCTTACGACCTACAAGAATATCATCTTCGTCAAATGAAAGTAAGACATAATCTAAGATGTAATTTTCATACCCTTGAATATTAACTTGCTTGCCAGATGGAAATGTATAAATTTTATAACTATAACCGGTCTTTTCTACTTTATCTTGAATATCAGCACTTTGCATAGCGTGTTCAACTCCAAAATTTTTCATACATGTCGCCTTACGCCGAGTTTTACATTCTTCTGTCTTGGCATAATTTGTTACGCCAAATTTACTGATATTTGTTTGATCTTTACGTTTGTTTATACATTTCTTATTTGAGCAACGTTGTCCTTTGTTAAATTTATTGAATGATATTTTACCTTCTTTTCCACAAACACATTTGAATCGCATTCGAGTTGTATTATCTTTATAGGTTGATTCTAGGAGTTCGCATCCTGCTTTTTTATAAATATCTCTTAATTCTTCAATTGTATGTTTTTTATCTTCTATGTATTTTAACATACCTTTTAGAACTGCTTGCTTCTTAGCTGGATCTTGGCTTATATACTCATAACCAAATCGTTCCATATTTGTTGCTTTCAATCGTTCCTGACGGCAGTTCTTACAGCGTATACCTCTGTTGAATATATCTAGTCTTGTTGTATGTACTTCAGTATTTCCACAAGAACAAAGATACTCTAAAGGTTTCTTATTCGTTTTATATTCCTTGGATACCAATGTACATTTAGCGGCTTCAAATATTCGTTTTACGTCATCAAATGCTAGCCGGGGCGGCATTTATTTAGATGGTTTGGGTTATTTGAAATAGATGAACGAAGTTCAACTTTTTCAAAGAGAGAGGCAAGGGGGTAGGGGAGGGCAAAAAAAATTAGAACCATAAAATTTTAAAATTTAATAATTTTCCTACGCAATCTCTAGTACTCTACGATTTACGTCCGGTTCTATTGTCGAATTCAGCCATGGGCTCACGTTCACCTGCGGGTTCGGCGGCTCCGAGCGGAGATCCCAAGAGGCGTTGCGGAGAGACTGACCGACCGTGTTGACACCGATGAGGGCACCAGCGTTCAAGAAGTTCTTGCCGGCAATATCACCAGCACCCTGAGGGTTCACCTGCGCCCACTTGGAGTTGGGGTCATTGGGGAGGAGTTCCTGAGGGGCGAGCTGATTCTTAGGGTAGCAGTTGGATGGTGTAGAAGCAGCGGCGAATGGCATTGGGGAAGGCGCATCCTGGAAGCCCTCCTTGACGGCGTGCATGCCTGGGTTGGGTGGTGTATCGGGGCTGACAGTTGTTCCAAGGGGTGTGGCGTTCTGAGTCGCATTCATTACACGGGCGAGGTCAACCGGTCCAGGTGTAGGAAAAGCATTGGCGGGTGTGCCGGTCATCGACTGGGGACCAGTCATCATTGTAGTAGGACCGGAGTTCTGGAAACCCTCACGGCGCCAGTGGCGCTTGCCCTTAAGAAGTCCACCGAGCGTAGGATCTAATACAAAGAACAAACCTAAGGCAACCAATACGGCTAGACCGACCAGGAGTGGTGTTCGCGAAGACATTTTCTCTAATTCCCTTGTTTGTATTTTTTTTACGCCTCGCTGTTTATTGAGGCATCGTCGTCTGACACCCAATCGCTAAATTCGGACTCATCGTCGGACACCTCATATTTTCTAAAAAAGTCGTTCATCGCACCGAGGGCGGTTTGTCTAGCCTCGTCGGCAGTCCGGAAGAGGACCTTTACATATTCTTTCGCCGCCGCTTTCTCTTTTGCTATTAATGCCGGGCTACGTAATGTAATATTCGCATTTGTTGCGGCTGCCTCAAGATCGTTTACCTCCTCAATCTCCTTTACCGGAGTCTGCCAATCGAAGTCAATGATATCGTTCTGACTATCCTTCTCCAAGAACTTCACGGCAAACTTTGGCGAGATGGTAGACCGGGTAATAAGAATACCGATTAACTCCAAGTCAACGATAGAATTTGTATATGCACCTTCCTTCACATCAAAGAAAAATTCTTTTTGCGTATACTCGTTCCAGTGCGGAGTGTTTGTATCATCATATATAATGCCCCACTGTGGTGTAATACGTTCTAACGATTCAAAGGACGGCTTGTTTTTAAAGAGCGTCTCCGTCTTTGTAAGTTCATTTAATACTTTATTCTGAAGTTCCTTAAACTTTGGCTGTACTACCGGGTCGGGAAGTATTGTAAGAGTCTTATCCATTCGTAGGCGTGCTCCCAGGGGTGCTGGTTTCGCCATCGGCACGTAAAAATATACGTTATTTCCATTGGCACGACGTTCCGGGACTCCAAACATTGGTTCTGATTTGAGCTGCGATGTACGTTGAAAAATAGTTCCGCACCCCATCTCAATGAGTGCTGGAACTCTTCTTAGTTCGTCGGGACAGCGTGACCGATATACAGAAGCAACTGGCGATTTGGCGGAACATATTGGTGATAAAATACTGATTTTGTTAAGGTCTCCCGAAAATCAAGCACGAATCCAATCGGTACTTGACCCGATTATTTCGCATATTATTAATCGTATTTTTCCATATATACTGCTTTCAGCAATACTCTTTTTGATTTTATTTATTTTAACGATAGGAACCTTCTATATGGTTATGCGTACATCGGCAACCATGACTTATAATACTAAGATATCAGACTGATAGAGTTTACTGAATTGGTCGGCGTCCATATCTTTGAGATGCTGTGTACGAAGAATATCAAGATACGGAGTCTCTGATACGATAGCATTCTTATCTCCCTTCTTCCACAGTGACCACTTCATCCACTGCTTCTCGCTCATGAGAGATTCAACCGTTTCGTTTCGTCCGTTGAGCATATCAATTGCCCTATCGTAAGGAAGAAAGTCCATAATACGAATGGACTCCAACGCTTTGTGAAGATTGCCCTTATATTTAATTGTAAAGTACGATTGCTTGAATGGCAAAGACTTCGCCTTGTTTGTATAATCGGATCCCATCAGAACACACATTTCTAGAAACTGCGAGTATGACAGTCCAGCATGCTGTAAAATATTACTGAGTTCGTAGATAATCCAGCCGGTCGTATCGCCTGGAACGCCCATTCGTTCAGGAACAAGCATAGTATGGACACCACGTGCCAGCAAATCCATATCATTACTCATCACAGCATCCAATTCACCACGGCGCATCAAATACGCCAAAACATTGTCCGCTTCGCCATTGGCATTCAAGAAGAGAACACCCGCCGCATACAGCAGTCGCTTCACCTCATCACGCTCGTCGGTCGTCACGTAGACGGACCCTGCCGAAAGACTGCCAATCTCTTTCGTAAGCGTATCACGCTGCTCTTTTGTCATATCAACATTCTCAATATCAGTTGACAACTGTTGGAGTTTCTGGTCATTTTTGAGTCGTGCTTCATTACGCTGTTTGATTGTTTCCCGCTTTTCGTCCGGTGGCTTGCCGTCAAAGACCGGAATCGGTATAATATTATATTCCCTACATTTCGCAATCAGGTGCGCAATGTAAGTAATTGGATGTGTTTTGTTGGCTTTCGCCTTGTAGAGGAAACCAAGAATGTCAATGCCGATACGTTTCTTGGTGAAGGATGCCCAATTGGGCGATTTGATGGCTGCCGGTGCCGCCCACCGGATCCAGCCAGTAAGTCCACGGATGCCCATTGTAGAAGGAAGGAGACGAAAGAAGTAATTATTAACGATGAAGTGTGTAGTTTCGGAGTGCTCAATCGGCAGACTCGTAGTAGGGGGCTCAATTTTTTTATCTCTTAAATCCCTCAAGAACGTTCGGCACACTCATTCTTAAACTCATGTCTTGAGGGGTTGTGTGCTTTGCTATAGTGCGTAACCGTTCTAACTCAGGTGTCACCAAACCACACATTACATATTTCTTCTCCTCATCGGTTGTCCCTTGTCCAAAGACCCACAAAAATTCAAAATGGGGGGCGAGGGCTGCTTTTAGCACATAATACGCAAATACACTCGTATTCTCCTCCCATCGGTGAGTAGCCCTCGCCAAGAGTTGGACCGCCTGTGCGTCCTGCCACTTACGCTGTCTCTCCCACGGTTTGCCATACCATTCGCACGCCAGCCATTCAGCATATAACTCGGTCCAAGCTTCAAATAAATGCGGATTGAGTTTATCGGTCTTATTCATCTTCCAGCACGGTGCCGGCGCCGGTCCGACCTTCCAATCCCACTTCATAGCGTGAATCATTTCGTGAATAAGCACCCGCTCCCATTCCTCTTTACGATAAATCACAATATTCGAGGTACCAACAATTGTCCATCCACCATTGACCTGCGCTTTTGTCGGCCACTGATTTGCCTTGATTTCCCGTGGGTCATCACGATACCATAGATAAATCTTAAATCCTGGTGCGGCTCCTAACCATTTGAGTATCGCATCCGTTGTTCGTGCGACCTCTGTAGACTTTCCTAGGTCCGGTGTAATCAAAAAGAGTGTACTTCCCTGCCAAAGCTCGTATTTGAGTCCTTGCGTGGCTGGGTTCTCTAACAATGAGAAAATGGTCTGCTGTTCCCAGCCACTAGCTATCTGCCTTTTTGCTTCGTCGAACTCTTGCGGGCTTAGCGGTTGGTGTCGCTTTTGTGGTTTCAGCGGGGGCAGCGGCACTGATTGGAGTAGCGCTAACGCCGACTCCACCGGCGGACTCGTGGACGAGTTCATTTTGTAGTGGCGTGTCTTTTTTATGCGTTTGCTGCGGAGGCAGCAGGGATGAATGGGTGCGCACGGTTTCAAACAAAAAGAGTACTGCTGATTCTAAGGAAAGTGGTGTACGGTACGATGTATGCGGCTCCGCCATTGTGAGCGACTTCATAGCGAGCCAGAATACATGGGGCTCTAGAAGCATATGCTGCCGCTGAATGGCGGCGGCACAACTATCAATAATCTCGGGTCCCGTTTGGCAGAAACTGAGTGCCTGATATACGATACTACGTAGCCACTGGACCACTTTGAGGTCGGGCTTTCTACCGGACCGTGCGTTCTGAATGAGCAATGCTATCATCTCGTCGTAGAAATCCTGAATACGGCGTGGCCACTGGCTAGGCTCTGCTGAAAAATACTTCTGAATCTCCTCAATACGTTCAGGTCGTCCTTCGCACTTCTCATAGGCGACTTGAGACATGAATGGAGAGGGAACCGTGGTTGCCCACGTATTATACGACATACGGGGCATACGATAGCGTACAAAGGCGTCGTCTAATAGGGCGAGTGGACCCGTCATTTCACGGGCAGTCATCCAAAGCATTCCCGCCGCCTCGGGTGGTAGAACAAACTGCTGAAGAATAGCACGGACACGAATCGCCGCTGCTAAAGAAAGACTATGCGCACGTCGTAAGACAACGAGTTTTCGGGACGATGCCCTTAGACTATTGAGTACGTCACCGCTGCTAAAGAAACTGGTCAAGAGATCGCCTATAATTTGCTTATCCTGCATGGATAAGTTCGGAATATCAATTTCAAAATGGTAGGGGCTGGTAAAGACGCGGGCTTCATAGCTATCGCCGACCGTAAATGTACGGGTTTCCAAAGGATAGGTGATTTTTCCATTATTCTCCTCTTCAATAAGACGTCGGAGCTCTTTGGTTTTTCCAGACCCCGCAGGTCCGATAAAAAGGAAAGGAATATCCAATCGCTTCATCATTAGTTGATATGATGAGGTGATGGGTTTAGACGGACTTAGACGGACTTTTGTGGGACTTACTGATTGCCGGTCGCTAACGTATCCCGCATATTGCTTACGGTAACTGTAGCAATACTTGCTGAAATGAGAGAGCAGGGTAATACAATCAGCATTACAATCAGAAGCATAAACTGAATCATCTGTCCAGGATTATGGCTAAAATGGTACAACGCGAGCGCATAGGCAATCAGCGATGCTACAAAACTAAATACCGTTACAATGGTCAAAAGTTTGGTATTTTGCGACGAATCTTTTGGTAAAAGAGTGCCATATGTCACACCCGCAATGATTGCTAAGACTCCGCAGACACTTACAGATATCCAAAATGGCGCATTAAACGACATACTCTATTATATATTTAGTTTATCGCCTACGCCCCCCTCCTTTTACTACCGCCTTTGCCGTATCTCCAAACGCCGTAGCAAATGTATCCCATTTGATACCTGTGCCGGGCGGCGTTGATATAATAACCGCAATACCACAAAGTATTAGAATTGATACAATGAGAGGCACAAAAAATCGGCGAAAATAGACATCTTTAATTACAGGATCTCTATGCTTGCGTCTAGTTGCCCCACCGCCGCTACAAGATGGATTCGGAGTATCCATTTACAATGGTTCATCTTTTTCTAATTATAGTATAAGGAGCGGTCTGCTATGTCTACGTTTCAATGTAATCCTGCGTTACATCGCCGGGACGGAGAGACCTGTCTACCACAAGGTGCTCTTCAGCGATTAACCCGTGCGTGGAACAAAACCCATCCCCGGCATAAAATCAGTGTCCGAAAGACACGAAAAAACGTAAAGCAGTCGGCTGGCGAACAAGCGCAACCTGATACAAATCTTTGGAATGAACTACGTGAAAATATGAAGTCGCACTACAAGTGTGAAACAGAGTTCTGCGCCGTTAAGAAAATGCCTGGAATATCGGACAAAGATAAGAAAGAGTTGAAAGTATTTTTCAAGCCCGAAAAACCCAAAAAATGGGACAAAAAGCCTACCGATTGGCTGGATAGTTACAATATTGAAGACGTCATGAAACAGTATGAAGCCGCCTATCCTTTCTTTGATTTCATTGGTCCAGTGCCTATTGATTTTGACGCCAAAGACGAGTCGGCGTGGGGAAAATGTATCGTAAATGAACTCTGCCGGCTCGATTTGAAAGACTTAGCACTGAAGGGAAAAACAAAGATTGGTATTATTTTCAACTTAGACCCGCACGATGAACCTGGCTCGCATTGGATATGTGCCTTTATTGACCTTGAAAAGAGTGCTGCCTACTACTACGATTCATATGGATATAAGCCTCCCGATGAAGTTGTACGACTTCTTAAACGCTGTAAAGACCAAGGAGTCAAAAATATCTATTACAATGATATCCGTCATCAGAGAAAAACCTCAGAATGTGGTACATTTTGCTTATTAGTCATTATATGCCTTCTCAAAGGCAAAGAGTTCCAAGATATCTGTAAAACTATGTTAAATGACGACCAAGTGAATAAGGTTCGTGATATTATGTTCGCCGAAGAGAAGCCACGAAAAGGGGCTCTAGACGATGCCCTAAAAACGCTCTGTATCTGAGCGTTCTGTTTAAAATTTACGATATATGTTGGTAGTTTAGAAAGATGTCCGGACGAACAGGTGGTCCGCAACAGAACTTGTTTCTAAACGGAGCGAATTACTCCAAAATCGTAGGATTCTTACGCACGCGCTATGCGAAGAAAATGGGTCTTTCGGCTCTGCCCGAAAAGGTGGACGAGAAACTCCAGAAGTACACGCAGCATTTTATGACCGAAGTCGCTCGTGTTCAGGGTCAGGACAAGCCCCAAAACGCCCTCGCAACCGAAGTGATTCGCGAGACAGAAACGTCTATGGATTCCTGGCTACGCAAGCAGCAGGCGGCGCAGCCTCCTACCACCGTCACCGTCGGTACCTATCCACGCGGCGAAGATGTATCAAAACTCTTCCAGGATACCAGCACCCGTTACGAAAACATGATGGCGTCCCGTGCTCCGATTCCTATTCCGCAGGTCGGTCTTCCCGATTTCCGTGCGCCCGAGCCCGAGCTTGACGACGACGAGGATCCCGTACTACTGATGCAGCGTGAGACCAAGCGTCGTGAAGACCAGGCACGTGCCCTCGGTATCCCAGTAGCACCTCCCGCCCCCTCATTTCCAAGTAGGAAGGTGGAGGCAGCCCAAAACGGCGGTGCCTCCGTTATGCCACCCCGTATGGAAATTCGCGATGAAGCACCGCCCTCGGCTACCCAGCCCGTTCCTCCCCAGGCGGATCCGCCGCCGCCCCAACTTGCTCCCCGCCCTCAAGACTACATCATTCCCCAGGAGGACGTTGTCAAGTACCGTGAAACCGAGTACAACGTTTTTATTACGAGCTCGGACCGTAACTGGCTCGTCAATACGAACGAAAATCGCTACAACTTTTCCGTCATTTTCAATACCGGCAATACTACGGGTGCTCTCGGCTACAATAGCGCCGTCCAGCAGCGCTTCCGCAATATTCAGCGTATTGAATTTGTGAAGGCAATTGTACCAATTGAATCACTCACCGCACTTGTACGAGTGCCCTCTGCGGGCTCATATGATACCAGTCGTGTTGTTAATATCTTCTCGCTGCCCTTTGCCGGTGTTCGTATCGCCGAACTCAATAACAATCTATTCTCTACCAATCCCGATGAGGATAATACATTCTCTATTGTCCAGTACGATGCAACATGGTCCTCCGATTTATATGTTCCCCAATCATACTTGCCGTCTACATCATCTGGTTACGGCAATTTACCTGCCGACAAGACCGGTTATACTGTCTTTATTCCAAAGTTCCTCAAGACACAGCGTATCTACAGCCCTACACCCCTAGCAACCCTGAACCGTCTAACAATTCGTATGGAACGCCATAATACACAGCTCATCAGCCCAGACCCCGATGTATTCTTCATCAGCCGTATTCAGCTCAGCGACTTGCTGACGAACTTCGGCGGCGCTGGTACTACCACCGATAATACAAATTATTCCAGTGTAACGACAACGGGATCCGAGAACCCCTATATCTTCATTAAAACTGTGAATTACTTCTTATTCAGTGCTATTAGCGAAGGTGATATCATTAATATTCAGGGTTGTACTGTTGCTACTGGAAACGGTGTAACTGCCAGCGGTGCCGTAGATTTCACAAACTTTATCAATCAGCCCAACGGTCAGTATGTTGTTGCTACTGGCTATATTAATGTCTCAGGCGGCAACTCAACCATTAATCTTGGTCGTAACAACGCCGGCTACTGTAACGTAATCATCCTCCGCAACCGTTTTGACAATGCTGCTATCACGGGTGGCACGACTCGCAATCTCGGTCCCTCCTATTTTGGTGGATTCTTGTCCGAGGAGGAGAGCGCTACGAGCGGTTCTACATCCGGTCTCACCTATACACTTAACCAGACCGCTACCACTCAGACAAATTGCGCCCTCATTAATACGAGTCGCCAAACCAATTTCGTTCTACGCATTATCACTCGCGATATGGATTCCACATCTAATATCCGCCCCGATAATGTCTAATAGCCCATTTTATTCCCCGAACTCTACCGATATTATTTTGATTTAATTTGGTAGAGGCATGCTTAGCACTTTGCTTATAGTGCTGCTTGTGGTCGTCTTCGTAGCCACATTTATTATACCCATTGCTCGTAGTCGTAGCAAAGAAGGGTTTGACAACTATAGCAATGGTGGATATCAGTCCTATATGGGCGATTATATATCCCAGCGCAAAAAGATGATTAATTCTGGTAATCGTGTGTATAACGCTCTAGGTGCTAGTTTAGATCCTATTTTACCGACCTTTGCTGTAGCATCGGCTGATATAGATAATAATCCGAATCTTACAATTGCCCAATATGTAAACCAATTTAATCAGCTCACCGATTCTGCGAATAATGTTATTACACAAAGTTTAGGAAATGCTGATATTGCGCCTACAATGTTATCTCCAACGAACATGGGACCCTCCCCACTGGAAGTACAGGCACAGTTACCTCCTCCGAACGATCTACTTGTCAAGGCACGTCAGTGTGAAACAGACTTGAAGGGACGTGCTAGCTGCTCAAAGTTGGACGACCCTACCTATGAAAGTTGTGGTATCTGTATTGATTCCGGCACCCGATTCAGCGGAGCCGATGCCGGTACATTTATCGGTGGATTACTATCATTAGCATCCGACCGTAATGATGCTGTTGATGCCGCTGCTGGCGGAACACCTGTATTCCAGCCTACAGTTGGTAAGTGCCCACCTGGTATGTTCTACGTAGATTCCGCCTCGTGTACAAAAGCTGTGAACCAACTCAACTGTAACGAAATTGGTAACAGTGGTGGTTTCCAGGGTGGAAAGACAAAAGAGGGACTCAAAATGCCACAAGTATCATGCGCCCAGGCTCCTGTACAAAATATATTCCTTTACCAGCCTCCAAATGAAGCGTATGATGTAACCCTACGTTTCCTAACACCATTTGGTACCGGTATTACAAAGGCGGTCGTCACCCACGTACCTACAAATCGTACATTTGTATCTGATAACGGCGGCAAGGCTGGACAGGAATTTACAATTACCATTCGTGGAGTAAAGGAACAGGATGCTGTAAACGTCATGATTGTACAAGAGGAGCCTCACCGCCCTAATGGACAACCCGAAGTGTTCTATGTCTACGAAAAGAACTCCGTGGGTGATATGAACCAATATGACCAGCCTACAGCGAAGGCTCTATGTTCTCGTATTGGTACTACGCTCGCCACGAAGGCGCAGGTTCAGTCATCAAATAATGCCGGCGGACAGGCACCGTTCTGCGGTATGATTAGCGATAATACAAATCCTATGTTTTCTGTACAGAGTGGCTACCGTGGATTTGTAGGAGTAGGCTCTCATCCACAGGCGGACTTATGTAGCAGCGCAAGTGACTCCCGTGGTGCGTGGTGCTACGGTTTCAAGCCTACACAGTCTATCAATCAGACTATTCCTACATACATCTATAACTTTTTTGAATCGTTCAAAGGAAATGCGAGCCCCGCGCAAGGCGCCAGCATCTACAGCCAGTACGCCGACCCTGAAAGCAATAATCCTCCTGGTATATCTGAACGCGCTGTTCTCATCCAGTGGGAAATGTCGGGCTCAACGAACCGTACGGTCGCCTTCCAGCCAACAATTACAAAAGTCAATGGATACATTCTCAAATCTACAACACCAGGCGCCGAGCAATATCCAGATGCGATACGACTCCTAGGTCCATTTGCGAACAGTTACAGCATTAAGGGTCCTGCCTGGAATTCGAACATGACTATGCAGAAGAATCAGTTCTGGATTTGGAGCGCTCAGGCTACATCTCAAAGTGCCGTCTTTACTGCGTTGGTACCCGGTTACCTACAAGACCCCTACTACTCCGACGACTTACAGAACGCCCCAATTGGTCCTCTCATCACCAATCCTTCTAGCTCTGTTCTACTCCAGACCTCACCCTGCTTTGCGGATGGGCAGAATCCTGGTGCCTACAGTGCCGCCTGCTTGCTCTCACTCTTTGAGGGAGCCGGTGGTGACCCCGCAAAGGGCACACTCGCCACCCAAAACGGTGGTCTCACTCAGTTGAATCAGTATGGTGAACTTGGTGCGATTGATGAATATGTGAACGGATTGTATATTACAGCAACGTCGGGCAAAGATGCCAATGGTAATGTCATCAGTCTCGATATGAATACTCGTATTGCCGCAATGAACGATGCCGCAATGAAGCTGTTCGGTTTCAAGATTACCAACCCCTGTGAAGACCTTGTAGATAATCCTGACGGCTCCGTTGGTCTTGTACCCAAGCCTATGACCAATGTCACAGCCGACTGCCTCCAATATCTATGGCTCAACAACGAGGACGACGGTGACCGCTCATCTAGTTCATCCTCAGGGGCACTCTACACGAATACATACACGAGCATTGCCGATCGTTTCAGTGGTCTGCGATACAATGAAAGCACGCCTGCGCGCCGTAATCAGTACCCTTTCCAAGCCTGTCAGCTAACGGGCTCAATGGCACCTGTCAAGAATGGAAAACCCGATCAAATGGTTATCGGACAATTGACAAGTATGGATAGCTTACAGACGGTACAGGACTTCTTCAATGGTATTCAAAAGACCGCCAACTACGGCACAGACCAGAAGGCGCAGGCTCTTGCCATGCAGCAGTGCTACGGATTCAAGCAGGCGAAGAATACCCAGCTCGGCTACGGTTGTACATTGATTATGCCCCCAGCTGTTGTACCAGGTGTTACTTGCTATGTCAATCTCGGCGACCCTACAGATGTCACCAACTACTTGAATTATGCGAATGGAGCCGCATTCTTCGGCGGTGTCCAAAATAGTCCAAATATTACCTTTATGCTTGCATCACCGAACAACGGACAACCAGGCTGTATTAGTTTCAAGACAACCGACCCCTCACCTCTCTTCCTCCGTCACTCTGGATTCCGCATTTATGCTCAGTCCAATGACAATTCAACCATATTTGCCGCCGATTCCTCTTGGAAGGTCGTTCCCTCGCTCAATAACCAGCCAACAATGGTCTCCTTCCAATCGGTCAATTATCCTGACCACTATTTCAGTCAGGCGGGCAAACCCAATGAAGTCTGGAGTACAGTATTCTCTGGTACACCTGCCGATGCTGACCTCAAATCGTTTACAATTGTTGGCGTGCCCGCTGTAGTAAATAAGATAATTGGTGTCAAAGCCCGATATGTACGTATAGATGTTAGCGACATCATACCCGCTGACCAGAAGTACATACAAATAGCACAACTTGAAGTGTTTGATAGCAGCGGTACAAATGTTGCGCTCCGCAAACCTACAAATCAAAGTACTCCAACTTGGAGCGAGAACAGAGATGGAGATAGCCCTGATAAGGCGGTTGATGGTACTGCGAATCCACGCCCATATCCAAATATGTATCACTCAGGAAGTTCAACCGCGGGACCTATACCGAATGCTTATTTTATGGTTGATTTACAGGATAATTATGATATTGTAAAAGTAGTCTATTACAACCGTACCGATTGCTGTTCAAACAGAGCACAAGGCATGAAGCTCAGCCTCCTTGATTCAAATCAAACTGTTCGTGCGCAAAAGGTATTCCCCAGTGGCGACCCTGTCATTACATTTGATTTCACAGGCAATAAGTCAAGTGGAGGATGTGTCCCTCCCGCCAGTATTCCAAGTGGAACATTCTCAGGCGACTGGATTAATGGCAATCCTAACGCCACAGCAGTGAATGTAGACGACCAATGTAATCCCGTCGCTATGTTTAATTTGCCCGATGCAAATGCGCCGTATACCAAAATGGTAAATAGTAAGGGAGTTGCGAAATATTACTCAGGACCCGCCAGTTCATACACTCCAAGCAGCTGGGGCTCATATAATAGTGCACAAGGGCATTACTTCTTTAACGGATTCTAACCTAGGAAACGGCTGGACTTCTAACAATAATTCAATGATGTGGTCGTTTGACACCTCATTCAATTATTTGGGGTCAGTAATTAGAGTAGATGATAGGAGGAACAATCATTGTTATCCTTCTCGTTTTGGTATTTATCTGGATATTTGTAATACCCGTCGCGAAGAGTCAGGCAGTGGGTTCCGAGGGATTTCAGGTGAATATGAGCACTTACCTAACTGAGCGTACTATGATGCAAGGAGCCGGTGCGCAATTATATAATCAACTCGGTGCTGCCTTGGATCCTACACTTCCTTCTTTCGCTGTCACAAGCGTAGGATACGATCCTAGCATGACGGTTCAGCAGTATTCGCAGAAGTTTAATAACACTGTAGCCGCTGCAAATAAGAATATTACAGTCGCCCTCCAAACTCCCGATGAAGCCCCGTCTAGAGAATCACCTACAAATCTAGCGGTTATCGCACGTAAAGTCACACCCCAATTACCTCCCGTAAACGATCTATATGTAACGGCACTTCGTTGCCAATCTGTACTTACGCAACGCTCCGATTGCTCCAAACTAGATGACCCCGCCAATGCTCTCTGTGGTATTTGTATTAAGGGCGGCACCAAGATAGACGGAAGCAGCCCTAAAACGTTTATCGGCGGTCTCCTGTCCCTCTTACAAGATCGTAACGATGCTGTTGATGCCGCAAATGGCGGAACACCTGTATTCCAGCCCACCCTCGGTAAATGTCCTCCCGGCATGTTCTACGTCGACTCCGCCTCGTGTACAAAAGCCGTGAACCAACTCAACTGTAGCGAAATTGGCGATAGCGGCGGTTTCCAGGGCGGTAAAACAATTGAAGGGAAAACTCTATCACAGGTTTCGTGTGTCCAGGCACCCACCGCCGGTACCAATGTATACCTCTATCAAGACCCCGCTGCGAAGAATTACCCCGTCGTCCTTCGTGTACTATCGCCATTCGGCACCGGTATCACAAAAGTAGTTGTGACACATAAGCCGAGCGGTAAGACCTATACCGCCGATAACGGTGGAAATCCAGGACAGGAGTTCACACTCACACTACCTTCCGTACAAGAGGATGATACGGTTACTGTATTAGTCGCCCAGGAAACGGCGAATCGTACAAGTGGCGGCACAACTAGCCATCCTGAAGTGTTCCAAGTATCCGAAGTAGTAAATGATCAGCCGAATACATATGATACAAATGGCGGAAAGGCACTCTGTAACCGTTTGGGTACAAATCTCGCCACCACTGCGCAACTCAAGGATGCTATGCAAAACGGTATACAGTCTGCCAATTGCGGAATTGTAAGTGACCAGACGACCTCTATGTATGCGGCGCAAACGGGCTCTAGCACCTTTAAGTATATTCCTATTGGCGGTGCCCCAAGTTACGGTGGTTGCCAAAATAGCGGAACCGCCAGCGCAAACGCCGTTTGGTGCTACGGACCCAAGCCCGCCGCTGATATTACGAACTATACAACGAAATCGATTATCGGAACAACGGTTGCGAATTGGTTCCAATCGTTTAGCCCATCTCAGGGTCTCAGCGTGTATAGTAAATACAGCGAGCAGGGTGCCTCCGATCCACCTGGCAATTCAAAGCGTGCCGTCATTCTCCAGTGGGAAATGCAGGGCTCAACCACCCGTACTGTACCCTTTATGCAAACGATTAGTTTGGTGAACGGTTATCCTATTGCGCCGGCTGCCGGCTCGGGTGTAACGTCTCCTCTATGGCTAGGCGGTCCCTTTACCGGCAGTTCCGTCATTTCAGGACCTGCCTGGAATTCTAACCTGACGATGTTGAAGAACCAGTTCTGGTACTGGAGTAATCAATACAATTCGCAGACTGCGGTCTTTACAGCACAGGTACCTGGTTATCTACACGACCCATATTACCCCGATGATATAGAAACTGCGCCACAGGGTCCCCTCATCGCAAACCCTGCGACAATGGCACTCCTAAAGACATCGCCCTGTATGGTAGACGGTCAGAACCCAGGTTCTTACAGTGCTGCCTGCTTACTAGAATTATACCAGGGCGCCGGCGGTGTTCCAGGTAAGGGCACACTCTCTACCCAGAATGGTGGTCTAACTCAACTCAACGGATATGGTGATTTGAATGCGATTAGCACATATTTGGATGGATTGTATAATGCGGCTACGACAGGCAAAGATGTAAATGGAAATATTCTCAGTTATGATATGACTACACGCATGAAGGCGATGAATTCCGCAGCACAACAGTTATTCGGTTTTAATATTGTCAATCCTTGCGAATCGATTGTTGATAATGCGGACGGCTCCGTAGGTGTAGTCGCCTCACCAATGTCCAGTGTAACTGTAGAGTGCTTACAGTACCTATGGCTCAATACAGGAAGTGACCAAAGCCGTATGGGCTCTACAGGAACGCTCTATGATGCAACATATACAAGCATGCAAGATAGATTCAGTGGTCTCATGAATACAGAAAGTACTCCTGCTCGTCGTGCGCAGTACCCATTCCAGGCTTGCCAACTCACAGGCACAATGGCACCGATTAAGAATGGACAGCCCGATAAGACAGTCGTAAATCAATTAATGGGTATGTCAAGTCTCCAGCAAATTCAGGACTTCTTCAATTCAATTTATCAGACTGCGAATAACTTTGGCGGAACGTTCGATAATGCCACTACTGCTGACAAGTCTGCCGCACAAAAGGTAGCAATCCAACAGTGCTACGGCATCAATCAGGCTGAAACGACTCAACTTGGTTACGGATGTAAAGCCTAATTTTATTTAGTCTGCGCTTCAATACTATATCGCCTAGCGATAAACTATTGAATAAATAGGGATGATTTTGATAGTAGGACTGTTTGTTCTTGTTCTAGTATTAATTGCTGGAATGGTTTATTTCAGTCTTCGCTACTACCAAAGCGAAGGATTCGCCGATTTATTGGATACCGAAACCCCATTTCTAGAGTCCCAAGAAGTTACGTATCAAAACTATGAAAAAGGTATTTTAACCAACCCTGGAGTCGATGATATGACTAAAGCACTTGCTGTTCCCGACATTTTTCTAGATATGGATACAGCCAACTCTGGCTTGCTGTCACAGCGTCTGATTCCCGATCCTACCAACGGCTATAGCAAATACGACGATGAATTTTGTCGCTCCGCACTTCAGCCCGCCAATCTTCCAAGACATCTCCGAGGGGCACGTGACGGCTGTGGCTGGTGGTATGTAGAGGACCCTGCCCTCACCTCTACCGGTGTCCTTGGTACCCAAAACGGTCCCGTTTTTCAGGACGGACTTGCCGGCGGCGGACGATGGATATGGGACTTGACCAAAGCCCAAGAGCTAGAAGAAATCAAAATGTGTAAACAAGTTACCGTATGCGACCTCATTGATACAAACGCTGTCCACGGACGCTGTGGATTCTGTCCTACATCTGGATACGCTGTACCCGTAAAAAGCGACGGAACCGAAAAATACTTGGACAATATATCCGCTACCTGTGGTGTACCGGTTCTCATGGACGGTATTGACTGCGAACGATTCCGAGATAAATCACGAGTCATCACGGCAGGTGATGGTACTAACTGTCATCGTTTTGGAAAACCGTCCGGCGATAAGAAACTTCGTCTATACGATGAAGACGAATGTACGAATTTTAAAGGGGTTCTATCCGCCGACGGGCAATGTACCAGCCCTATTGGAGTCAATTATAGCGAAGATTGCGCCGATCTCAATAAACCTATAACAAATGTATGTATGCCCGATATAAATGGACGGCTCAGTACCGCCTGTCTAGTGAGTATCGCAAAAGGTCTCGGTTATACTAACCGTGGTGCCATTTTACGTATTCTAAAAAGCAATGGTATGTTGACCAATACCGATAAGGTTGCCGCAGCGCAACTTGCCAACGTCGGTATAGATATACCTGCTACAATTTTGAGCGGAGGAGATGGAGGTGGTGTCGGCACGGTCGGCGGAAAGATAGATAAAAATACCGCCGCCAATCTCTACATGGCTATCAAACAACAAATACGTATCGGTATTCATAGCCGCGTACGCCAAGCGGCGCAATGGTTTGTGGTCGGCACCAACGACTTTGACCCCTGTAGCTTTGATGCCGATGAAAAGGGTCCATTCCCTCTCATATGCGTCCAACAACTATGGCGTACAAATGGTTGCCAGCCCGCCGGCGAGGGCTATCCTGAAACCGAGTCCGATTTAACCAAATACGGCTCTACAAGTTGGGGGCAATTATCAGACATGTTTACGGCGAATTATAATGCGATGAACGGCGGTGATGGACCAGATGCCCAAGACGTAAGTGTAAAGAAGTGCCTAGGCATTGATGTGACCCGCATGGCTCCTCCTTCTTGTCCACCGGTTGTATTACCCAATCCCTCCTATACAGATTTAGGATGTTGGGGTGATACTTGGACACGTGCTCTAACCGGACCACCTCAGAAGTACGGTTATACAGTGGAATCGTGTTATGAATTTGCGAAATCAAGAGGTTCTACTCTATTCGCCTTACAAGATAATGGCTGGTGTGTAACAAATCAACCTGGTGATAATTACAGGGAATATGGGGCTATAAGTGGCTCTTGTCCCGCTCTAGGAGGACCTTGGAATAATCATGTATATCAGGTAAACAATTAGTGACCTATGATATCTAACAAGAATGGGGGATGGGTTATACGGTACAGGATATAATTAAATTAGCAAAATATCATAGAGAATATCAGATGAGTATCTGGTTGATTGTTATTCTTGTAATGGTCCTAGGGCTGACCATTTTAGTACTTACACGGACCTCTAAAACGAAGAGCATTGAAGCATTTCAAAGTACGGGTACGGCGGCGGGCTCCAATAGCTCTACAGGTTCGCTAGCCAGTTTTTTGAACACCATCTCCGGCGGTGCTACAACGTTAACGTCGCTACAGTCTGCCTCTAGTACATTTACTGCGGGGCAGGAGAATTACGGACAGAATGTACTAGGCAAAGAAGTTCTCACAAATGCGATGTTGCCTAGTTACTCAAATTCTATGAATCCTGCCGTGAATCAGCCCGACATATATTTGAATACACCCGAAGATATCATTGTGCGTAATCTTGAGACCGATAATAATAGCCAATTTACTGCCGCCGATATCCAGTGGTGTAAATCAGCAAAGATGCCCTCCAATCTACCCACACACGTTAAGGGCGCCTCGGTCGGCTGTGGTTGGTACTACATATCCAATCCCAATATGACCTCCAGTGGTGCTCTAGGACAGATGAATGGACCTATCTATCCTAATGGTCCTAACAATGACGGTGTAAATGGTATTCCCCATTACGGCAACGGTCAGTGGATTTGGGATCTCACGATTGCCGAGCAGTTAGAGGAGATTAAGAACTGCGCACGTATCAAATCGTGTATCGCGATTGATGCCCCCTCCGTCAATGGCGTCTGTGGCTTTTGTGCCTCCTCCGGTGTAGCAATTCCCGCAAATGCAGATGGTACCGAGAAGTATACTAAGGATATAACAGTAAATGGTATTACGGCATCTGCCGCTACATGTAATACCGTACTTGCTATGAGTTCGGCGGAGTGCCCTAAGCCGCCACCTGCCCCCTATGTATCCTCTGGCGGTATTAACTGTGGCATCTACGGTCATCCATCATCCGACTATAGCATCCGTCTATACAATCAGGATGAATGTGAATCAAAACTAAATGGAGAGTGGAAAACGGACGGCGAATGTCTCGTTACAGGCGGAAATGGTGGTGCTGATAGTAGTTATAGCGCGGTTTGTGCGCCGCTCAACGGTGTAAAACCTGCTCCACCTGGTCCTACAATATGTACACCTGATATCAACGGCAAACTCAGTACCGCTTGCCTTGCATCACTTGCCAAGGCGGTCGGTTTTAATTCACAGGGCTCTATTATCCAAGCATTACAAAGTGGAGGTGGAGGTAATCTTGGCGAATTTGATAAGATTGCCATACAAATTGTAACCGGACAAAATGTACCAGTGAATCCTATACTCTACCAGGGTGGTGTCATCACTGTTGCCGATGCGATTTCCTCCTACGATAACATTTTCAGTTTGATTAAGGGTGGTAGTACTCCAATTGTTCAGCAGGCGGCAATGTGGCTCTGTATCGGTACAAACGGCTTTGACCCCTGTAATCTTCCTGATGATACACCTGGTCCATTTATTGACCAGTGTGTACAACAGCAGTGGCGTATAGCCGGCTGCCAGCCTGCCGGCAGCGACTATCCTTCACAGAAATCTACACTTGATGCGCTCAATGGACTCACCTGGGGCAAGGTAAAGGGAATGTTCCAGGATGTCTATAACGCAATGTCAAATGCCGGCGACCCCAATCAGCAGGATATTGCGGTTATGCGCTGCCTCGGCATCACAACCACCCGTAAAACTCCCCCTCCCTGTGTTGGCGTCTCGAGTGATGCCCTGATTCTCAACTTTGATAGCGCAGCCTTTAGTAATGCCGATGCAAAGGCGAACTATACGAAGACCGGTCAGTGGGTATCAGTGAACTCCTTATATACCGGTAATGTTGTCGCCTCAGGTACGCTTGTCTGCGATGATAAGGGTGTCCAGTTTGATGGCACAACAGTAATGGGAACGCCTAATATCGCAACCACAGTCAAGTCGCTCATTCCCGCCACACCTCCGCCACCAATCTTACAGACCGGTTTCTTACCAATTGGCGATGTGGGTATGGGTGTATATTCTACCGAATATCACCAGCCCTCCCCTATGTTTATCATCAATGCCGACCGTAGTGGATGGCAGCCTATATTCCAACAATTATATTCTGATATTCCAAACGGTGTCGTATATAATGCGACGGTAAAGGGTAACAATTCCGGCATTGTATATAAATTCCCTGTTACAGTCAGTTCAGATGGCAAACAATTTTACGGAGTATTCGGCAATCCCAGTGTTACGAAGCCCGATCCTATCTTATTTATCAAGGATAGCGCACTTGCGATTACAATTCAGAAGGATATATCTGCCGGATCGGCGGGCACTCCTATACTACCTGTCAAGTCAGGATTAGTCATGTGGTTAGATGCGGCGGATAAGTCCACAGTTACTACAAGCGGTTCGTCGGTCTCAACCTGGAAAGATAAATCTGGAAGCGGACACGATATGAATCTCACCGGTGGCGGAGCGGGCTCGGTCACATATACCGCGGGTAGTGCCCTTAACTTCCAGGCTGGAGGAATTCTAACGACAGCAAATAATGTTTCTATTTCCGCCGGTACAACGGTCTTTGTTGTATGCCAATTTACTGCTGTAACAGGGGCGGGTCTAGGATATGTATTTGACTTTGTTGATATGCACGGTCCTGGAGATTACAGCATACGTTTTATGACGCCAACAACACTTGCTCAATGGGACCAAAATGATATGGGACTTGCTTTATATTATGTCAACGGAAATGTAACTCAATACGGTCATACAGTGAATGTGCCTGGTGATTTCAATACTGTATGTGGAGTTACAGGAGAGGGTGGTACTACACGATTCTCACTATCAACTACATTTATGAATCGTTTCTTTGTTGGACAAATCTCAGAGGTTCTCGTATATAATACAAAACTATCCGATGCCGACCGCCAGTCAGTTGAAGGATACCTAGGCTGTAAGTGGAATATACAATCAAAATTACCATCATCGTCCCCCTTCGCCACCGTCTGTCCTCCCGTTCCACAAGATGCTTCCACCGACCCCACTGGCGAAACCCGTGAACTCTGGATAAACCCTAATATAGATACTTGCGAAATCCTCGCTATCTTTACGGGTCCAAATTACACACAAACCTACACAGCGATGGCGCTCTACAAGGGTCAGTTGATGATAGCGCTTATATCCAACGAAAAGGGATATACTTTCTTCAGCGGTGGAAAAGTCCCTGTAGGTCAGTGGTCGCATATTGTCCATGTATACAAAGAAAAAGGCGGCATCAACGATGTTTATATCAATGGCTCAGGTCCAGTATCAATTGCCGGTCTCACTCGGCAAAATCCTGGTGGCTACATTGGTTACTCTATTGGCGGCGGCTCAAAGACAAATCCACTCTATCAAAATACACCTGTCGCAAAGCCCTTCCAAGGTGAAATTGGCGCTTTCCGTGTCTATAACCGTCCATTCGCACTCACAGATGTACAAGGAAATCTCGCCGCTACAATCAATACCTACGTCAACCAGGTACAACTTGCGACGAAGAACGATCCGAATGCGCTAGCTATGGCAGCCGGTCAATTCTATGTACCAATGCTCGGCAATTCTATAAATTACCAGGCGTCCCCTTCAACGTGAAGAGGGCAAAACAAAATTAATGAAACATCGTAGAGGATTATCAGATGCTTATCTGGTTATTTGTTGTGATTATAATGGTCATTGGATTGACGATTCTAATCTTATCACATGGTTCTAAGGTACGTGCTATTGAGAGATTTCAAAACACTTCCGGATCAAATAGTTCTGCGCCATCGCTCGCAGATTTCTTAACATCTATTTCAGGCGGTCCAGTGACATCCTCGTCTCTAAATACTACAACAACGACATTTACTACAAATCAGGCGAATTATGGACAGAATATTCTCGGTAAAGAAGTTCTGACAAATGCCGTAATGCCAAATTATTCTAACGCAATGACTACAGCAGTCAATCAGCCAGATATATATTTGAATACACCCGAAGATATCATTGTGCGTAATCTTGAGACCGATAATAATAGCCAATTTACTGCCGCCGATATCCAGTGGTGTAAATCAGCAAAGATGCCCTCCAATCTACCCCCACACGTTAAGGGCGCCTCGGTCGGCTGTGGTTGGTACTACATATCCAATCCCAATATGACCTCCAGTGGTGCTCTAGGACAGATGAATGGACCTATCTATCCTAATGGTCCTAACAATGACGGTGT